GCGGCTGCGAGACATCCTCTGTAAGCTGGATATCTAAAGGAGGGGGTACAGATGAAGACCGTTAGGAAGTTGCTGGAGCTACAACGCGCGTATCACAGACGGCAGGCGCATACGTGTACCGAGACCTTGAGCACTCTAGAGAAGCGCTTTCCCGCGCTTCTAGATTTCGAGGCCTCCGTTATGTACTTGCTCAGCAGTAGCCCGGGAGTGTGTATCTCCCCGTCTGCATGGGACAAGACGGAGCAGAAGGGCTTCTTCGGTAGGGCCATGGAGGTCCTCGAGAAGCGCCTCGGAACGTCTACGGCCGACCTCGAGGTGGACAGTTGGGGTAAGTCGCTCGAAGTCGAGATTCCCTCAGCGAGTGGCAGAGGAAAGAGCTTCTCAGTGCACTTCTCCAGGAGCGTCGATAAGAAGTGCCGGAAGGCTCGTGTCACGCACGTGATCGAAGTCTGCGGAGAGGTAGACGAGACCCAGTACGACAGCGTCGAGTACATAACGGAGGCGGAGACCAGGTGAAACGCTGCCTACAGTGTGGAGAAACTAAGCCAAAGGAAGCGTTCTACAAGCGCGCACGTTCGTGGGACGGCCTGCAAGTCTGGTGTAAGGCGTGTAAGCGCGCATACCAGCGGGAGTACTGTCAGTCTGAAGCTGGTGTGACAGCCATATGGCGTGCCAATCATTCAGAAGCTGCCAAGACGGCGCATGCACGCTACAACCGATCCCCTTTAGGTAGAGCAGCACAAAAACGTTGTCGACAGTCTGAGGCTGGCAAGGCCGCCCAACGGCGTTACGACACATCTAGGAAAGGCAGGGCATTGCGGAAGCGTTTCGATGCTTCCGCAAAGGGGCGTGCAGGGCAGAGGCGCGCCCAAGCCATACGGCGTGCGGTGCTGGAGAGCGATGAGAGCACGCTAACCGCCATAGAGTGGCAGGACCACTGCACAGAGCACACACATTGCCCGTATTGCGGAGTGCTGTTTATAGATGCACCTACTATGGACCACGTTATCCCGCTATCGAGAGGAGGAGTGCATACGAAAGACAACGTTCTACCTGTTTGCGAGACATGCAACAAGAGTAAGGGCAACAAGCCGCTAGAGGAGTGGCTATCAGAACAAACCCCCTAAGGAGGGACGATCACAATGAACGCGTACGAGAACATCAAGACAGAGATCAAGGACGGCGTGCTGACGATCGAGATCGTCGTCGACGAGACGAAGGTCACGACGCATGCGAGCAAGAGCGGAAAGTCCGTGGTCATCGCAACGACCGGCGGGGCCACGAAGGTCGGGTTCTCGAAGTTGAACCTCACCCTATACAGGGCGCCGTGACATGGCGCTATCACCGATTCTGCTACTCGTACACGATAGCACCGAAGAACGTGATGCTGCTGTCGAAGCTCTCCAGCCTGGTGACACAATGGCCATCATCGGCTATATGGGTCTCCGTACGCTGGACGACGTGTCTGACGCATTCGCCGACGCACATCAGGACGTAGAGATTGAGTATGCATTCTCCCACCCCTACGAGGGTAGCGAGTACTGTCTGATCGTTCGGAAGCTCACCTACGCAGAGCGCGCACAGCTACGGGTCGATGCTGCCGAGGAGCCAGGCTGGCGCCTTCAGCACCTTGCGCCAGAGGCAGCGAGATGATCGAGATCCTGGTGTACCAGGCAACTATCGCGACGTCGAAGGAGTCCTTCAGGCTGACGAAGCGAACTGCGCAACAGTTTCCGATCGACGCTGAGTATGGTTTCGACAGGGCACGCGACGAGAATCGCCCCTCAGGCCTCGTGAAGGTGACAGGCAAGACGCTGGGCGTTCCGGCGGCTCCGTGGCTCATCCTGGTAGAGGATCCTCTCGCAGGACTGCGGTGGATCCTGCCCGTCTGGGGTACGCAGTCCTGGATGCGTACCATCGAAGCACAGGGTGGCACGTGTGATCCTCTCGAAGAGATCCCGATGGTCATACTATGACCCTACGGCTTACGGAGAAGGAGTTCGCAGCGCGCTTCCCAGACCAGGCGCAACTACTTGACGCTCAGGCGGAATCCTTAGACAGAGCTGCTCTCATCGAGACCATGATACGTGAGGGAGAGCAGCTCCCTGAGGCCCCAACGAGCTCCAGGAAGAAGACATTCGTGCTCTATGTCCTCATGTTCCTTCTGGGGTACATGGCCGCTGAGTTACGCTACGCCGTGAGCATGTTTTTCATATTCTAGAAAGGAGTCGAATACAAGATGGAGCCTGAACTGCTACGCGCACTGAAGAAACGCTGGCCAAAGCTGCAGCCCACGATCCTGGCTGCGGTGCGGGGCGATCCAGACGCGCAGGCGTACCTGAACGAGTACATTGTGTACCTGGACAAGCCACGCGAGAGCGAGGGTGGTGAGGACGCGTACCTCGTGGACGCTGCAGAAGCACGTGCCCTCAGCACGGTGGAGTTCTGACGATGGGCTATGCGTTCTCGATCACAGCGTTCTCGGAACCCACATACCCGCAAGTGGTCAACGTACGTATCGAGTATGAAAGGCGTAAGCGCCCTGGAACGATCCGGTCACGGACCACCCACCTCGACCTAAGCTACCACAAGCATCGGATGCGCTACCGTAACCTATGTATGCGTGTGCTACCGATGTTTCGCAGCAACGCATACGCAGGGTCGCCGTTCCTGGGTGGCATCGTAGGTTGGGCGCTTTACAAGAGAGCACTACCAAGGGAGTATGGAGATGCCTGACGTAGTTACAGAGAGGGACATCAAAGCCTGGATGCGTTCCTATCTCACGGAACCAAAAGACGCGGTCACATTGCAGATCGCAACGATCGCTAGCGATGTGTTCCCCTACACCGACCACATGAGCCTTGTGCGCTTGGCTGCAGAGGTTCTCAGGGAGCTCAGGGGTGAAGCCCCGCTTCCTACGCTAACGTTCAGCACACACACTCGTGCTGTGAACCCTGTTCACACGCGGGTCGCAGTATACAACCGTGGTGGACTTGCGGGGGAACTCTGTGTCAACACCCAAGACGCGAGAGAGTTCCAACGTCGAATCAACCGTCGTGTAGGAGATGACTGACCTAGGCTCGTTGATGGGAGCAATTTCGAATCTGCTCTACTTCAACGAGTTTGAACACGCACACGCGAGTGTACAGAATCTACACTACCTACATGAGTCCATCGACGCCCGTACGCACGCGTTGATCCTAGATGCACTCTTAGCACACGGCTTTGGGACAGCGGCACTATGTCAGCTGCGGATGAATGAGATCCTAAGACCGTGTGCGACGGAGGTCGAAGTGATCGAGATGCTACATAATCAAGGTGTAAGTCTGGAGGTGTAATGGAACAGAAGAAGACCGAGCTCCAAAAGTGGTTCGAGAAGAACAGACCGAAGCGCTACCGCAACGTTTCGAAGAAGCGCAAACGCGTCCTGGTAAGTCGTCGGAAACGTAAGGCAGTACGTGCACACAAGCAGCGACTGCAAAGGCGGGCAAAGTGAACAAAGTGCGCGTATGGCTGCAAGATACTGTGGGAGCACCCACACACAGGGCCACAACCGAATTCTGGCCTTGTGGCTGCTCCGTTACGTGCTCGGTAAGTCTGGAGTACGGGAACGCTGCAGGGTATGAGTCCGTCAGCCTGTGCCCCACGCATCGGGAGGAGTATGAGATGGAGGTACAGGCCGTTCGTGAGGGTCTGGAAGAATACAGCGCTGGTGAGATGACGCCACTGGACGAGTGGGAGAGTGGGAAATGACTCACTACATACTTTGCGTAATCGCACTGCTCGCCGGAGGGTTCATGAGCTGGTACGGGCAACGAGAAGAAGACAACATGACCATACGCTTCGGGATAATACTCATCTTCCTAGGAGTCGTTGGCTTCTTGTTGCCTTTTGTGGACATGCTCATCGACGCGCTGCTGGACCTGGTGCTCTAATGAAGCGTTGTGCCTGGTGCAAGAGTACTGAGTCCAGTGTACGCACAGCAGATTGCGGCCTGTCGCTGTGCTGCATCTGCGAGGACGAGCACAACCGGGACTGTAAGGAGTGTCACGAGATCAAGGCGTTCAATGAACGGGCGGACTACGACTACGACCGTCACAGAGAGGAGGAGGAGTGAACGACGCAGATGTCATCAGAGAGATCCTGTGGTACATACAGGGGCACATCGACACAGCATGGAGGCCTTGTGTGGTGTCTACGTTCGGTCCGCGGCACGTTACAGTGCTTGATGGGATCCTACGGGACTTGCAGGTGAGGGAGAAGGAGCTCTCTCAAGCACCATGCACCTGTGCTCGTACGTGGTCCGAAGTGCCTGGAGCGCACCATCTAGAGTCCTGTCCACGCTATGTACCAGATGCGTGTGAACCGGGGAATGCCCCGAAGCTATGTACCTGCTACCCGCAGCTGCCATGCTACATACGCCCGGGACCCAACCACAAACTAGAATGCGAATGCTATGAGGAGGAACCGAGATGAGTAAGTGGGAGGCTAGATGGCTAGAGGCAACAGAGGCGGGCAGCGACTACCTTCAACGTATCGTGTCGCACTTTGAACCGCAGGAAGAACCCGCGCAGTACAACGAGCAAGCAGATCACGAATACGACCTACGTAGAGAGAGGGAGGAGAGGGAATGAAACCGAAACACTCGGAACGTGTCGCCGACGTGCTCTGGTACTTGAAGGGCTATGTCGATGCGTCGGAGCATGCAGCGTCGTCATGCATATTCGACAAAGGACACATTGAAAGTCTCAATGTGTCCCTCCATACACTGAGGGACAGGGAAGAGGAGGAAGACCGTCTGCAGGCGCGGATTCAGAACGAATGCATCTGCGCACGCGGCACGCCCGCAATGCCGGGCGAACACCACCTGTGCAACTGTCCCCGGTACACTGTGTTTTAGGGAGGAATGATGACCAACTGGAGCAACCTACTTGACCCGTTCGGTAGGGCATTACTCAAGAGGCTGGGCACTGACCCAGACAACCTACCAACGAACCGCAACCCCATCACCCAGGCCCTAAGGAATCCTGGGTTCGTTACGGCTATCGAGAACATGGATGGTTTCAACCGTCGAGCACTGGCACGTGTGGCCACTGTGTGCCAGATGAGTGTGTTCGATGCCGCGGGTGGCCCTGAAGGGGACAACCAACCGAAGGCACTTCGTCGGCACTGGTATGCTTGGTGGAAGCCTTACTTCGCACAGCCGTTTGCGTTACAGTTAGGCGACTTCGAGACGAATGCACAGGGTGTACAAGAGATCAAGGACCAGAACTGGGTACAGATGCTCTCCCAGATATATGGGGAGTTCGTAGACACCTGCATGGTTACGTACCAAGACTTGTGGGTGGAGGACGCTTCCCGAATGATGCAGGACTTCCACACGGTGCTCTTCAAGGGGTGTCACATCATCATCGCAGTCGAGAAGGACAGCCTCTTCAGCGACTTCCTTGCGCCTGCACAGGCCTTGGGAGCGAAAGCAGTTTACTCAGGTAAGGGAAAGTCCTCCAAAGCGGGTATCGAGAGGCTGCTGCGCGATCACTTCGGTTGGACAGAGCACAATCAGCCCTTCACACCAGCGCGTCCGCTTATCGTCCTGCACATCTCGGACTACGACTATGACGGAGAGACTGTGATCGGTCCGACATTCGGGACGCAGGCGAGACGCTATGCGGACGACGTCAGGGAAGCACGTGTCGGCATTCAGCCAATGCATGTCACAGACGAGGGCCTGTCACTTCCAGACAAGTGGTACCGTGTCAAGGTTGGGAACCGTGCTTACATGGAGTGGGCCACCTTCAAGGCATTACACCTCGCAGAGTGCTTTGAGGAGAGCTGTGGAGCGCGATGGCCGGTTGTCGGGAACGCTGCAGGCTACTGCCCGACGTGTTCCTCGGCAAACTGTGGTGTGTACCTTGGAAAGGGGATACCACATCACGGACTGGAAGTAGAAGCCCTACGCACGAGAGTGTACTACGGTCTACTCGTAGATGCTCTGCTACAAGTCCTGCCGTTCGACTTCATCGTAGGGAGGTTACGTGATGAGTGCATCGCGGACTACATATCAGCAGCAATACGTGTCCAGGGTGACGTACTTGCAGGCAACGATTCGTACAAGAAGCTGCTGGAAGAGTTCATCCGCCTGAACGTCATCAAGAAGGAGTTCGAGGAGCGGGTGCAATCCACGTTGGAGGAGACCGGAAAGCCACACGTGTCGGACTGGCGTGACCTTGAGGACGACCCAACGCCAGGCGTGTACCGCGAATACGTGTCCAAAGCTCAGAAGGGCACTAGCGTGTGGCGTCCCTTCAAGCGTGGCAAGCGTACCGCACAGCTTGTGCAGTGGCTACGAGAGAACGCGAAGGATACCCTAGACGCACTCAAGAAGGAGGCAATCGAGTGGAAGACAAACACAGACGATTCCTGAACGCCCTGAGAGAATCCTGCGCGACGAACATGTTCGGCGCTGTCCCACACCTCATGGCCGCGTTCGAGATTGAGAAGCGTGAGGCGAAGGCCATCCTGATCGAGTGGATGACCTTCTTCCGGAACGACGAGCCCGACGAGCCCGACGAGGAGGTGGGCGAATGAAGGGAAATGACATTCTCAAGCTTTACCGAAGCTGCAACAAGCTCTTCGCAGATTTTCAAGCGCTAACTGAACTTCTCGAGATGCTCAGCCTAGGGGATCGCATCTGTGGACATCGACACATTCCCGAGGTTCGGGAGCAGAACCTTCACACGCACGTCAACACAGCCCGTGGATACATCAGCGCTGTGCGTGGATACCTCTTCTACGACATGGACCTAATCGTTGGTGTGTTCGGGAAGGTGGTGGAGGACGAATGACTAGAATGGGAACTGTCGGCAGCCTGTACATGTACGAAGCAGGTGAGCAGGTACTCATCCGAGGGCGCTACTTCAACTCGAACGGTCACGCTACAGCCATTGTCGCTGTTGTGACCGTCGGAGTTGACTGGGCCGCCTACATCGGAGAAGCGGATCCCCAGCGAGAGTGGGAGGCATACCCGCATGTGGCAGAGACAGGCAGCAAGCTACTCGAGAAGGATGCACGACACTTCTTCCCGAACATCGACCTAAGGTACCGATCATGAGCGGGAGTGGAGAAAGACCCATTCCAGCGTTCAAGGACCTGCTGACCGTCCGACGGATCGTGGGCATGATTATCGATGACTTCGAGTACTGCTCGGCGTCGGACCTCGAAGACTGTGTGCGGTTCTTAAAGGCCGAGGCAGACAAGTTGTTCGAGCTACGCGAGGTCGTAGAGAGGGCTTATACGAGGAGTCTCCTTGCGGAGCAGCTTCGTGGATGCCCATAACAAAGGAGGATACTTAATGGCAGGAAAGTTGTGGCGTAAGATCGGCCCGTTACATCGAGACGTTGTGCTTCTGGTATCCGAGACCAAAGCCTTTCCCGTGACACAAGAGTTTCCGGACCACTTTGTCTCGTACGAGGAGCACCTGGCAGGCGACATATTACTGTTTCACCTCACGGGGCACAGGGAGATCGTCGCGGAGATTGCTCTGGTGAAGATCGCGGACACCGTGTGGGGTCTCACGTATTCACCGGCAGCAATCAGAGGGACTGAGACGTTCGAGGCCGAGCTAGTCAGTACGGGTGCAGAACAACGAATTGCGGAGAGCATCCTCAAGGCAGTCGGCTTTACGATTGTCCAGGAGGAACCAAATGGCCACTAGTCAGATCAGGAAGGGGAGTACTACGCCCCTACTGCTTGCCATGCTTGTGGAAGGTACTATGTATGGCCACGAGATCCTGAAGAGGCTCAGGGAGCGTAGTGACGGGGCATTCGACATGTCTGGTGGTCTTGCTTACCCGTCACTGAAGAACATGGCAACCGAAGGTCTGGTCGAGAGCGTTGTGGCAAAAGGACCTGCAGGGCATATGTGCCGTCGCTACACGATCACGGACCAAGGGCTCGAGAGACTTAACGTACTCTGTAAGGAGTGGGTGGACTTCACAGTTCAACTACACACTACGCTGGGCACAGGAGAAGCCGTAGGAGCCCTGCTCGCCGCCGAATACACTAAACGCGAGATGGAGCGCGTTTACGAAGAGGGCCCCTTACATCATGTGGAGCCGGCGTGATGCAGAAAGTCTTCTTCACTGCAGACGACCACTTCGGCCACACGAACATCATCAGACACTGTAAGAGGCCGTTCAGGGACGCCTACGCGATGGACCAGGCCCTGGAAGATGCATGGAACGCCCCAGTAGGTCCTGACGACGTAGTGTACCACCTGAGCGACTTTACCTTACAGGGGTGGCTCGAGGCAAGCAACTACTTCGCACGCCTGAACGGACGTATCAAAGTTCTGAGAAACATAAGTCACCACGACAAGAGGTGGCTAGAGATGCTCAGGAACGCCGACTCGTTAAACTGTGCTGCCGGCTGGCCTGTTAGCGCCAGCGGGCACCCGATCGAACTGATGGAGCCCCAGATAACACTGGAGATCGATGGGAAGGTCATAGTACTTAATCACTTCCCTATGGCTAGTTGGGACAGGAAGCACCGGGGAGCTTGGCACCTCTACGCACACACACATGGCAGGTTCGAGGATGTGGGACTGATGATGGATGTTGGCGTCGACGCCGTAAGCAAGTACGGCTTGCCCCCATACGCACCAGTACCACTTAACGCTGTAAGGAAGATCATGCAAAGGAGGATCGAGAAGAATGGCTCCTGGGATCGTTTGTCTTACTAGTGGGGGTATCGACTCCACTACAATGCTCTACTGGCTACGCAAGTGGCGCCCGCAGTACTTGCCGCTTGTCGCGCTGTCCGTCACGTACGGTCAGAAGCACAACAAGGAGGTGATTGCCGCTGAGAAGATCGCGAACGCTGCCGGCGCACAGTTCAGGTCAGTTGACATCAGTGGTGTGGGTGCACTTCTCAAAAGTGCTTTGACAAGAGACTACATCGAGGTGCCAAAGGATGAGTACACTAGCGCCACCCTGGCACAGACGGTAGTGCCTTCCCGCAACTTGTTGTTCCTGGCCCTTGCAGCGGGGCTAGCCACCTCACTCGACATGCACCGTGTTGCAATAGCGGTGCACGCAGGGGACCACCCCGTCTACCCGGACTGCAGGCCGGCGTTCCTGCATGATGCTGAAGGGGCACTCCAGCACTACGACCGCCTGATGACAATCTTCGCCCCGTTCAAGCACGTTCCCAAGGAGGGGATCGTTCTCGTTGGTCTTGAGCTCGGTGTACCCTTCGAGTTAACGTGGAGCTGCTACGAGGGGAATGAACGTCCGTGCCTTAGGTGCTCCACATGCGTAGAGCGTACAAAGGCCTTCATGAGTTGCCACACGACGGACCCAGCGCTTAGCCGGGCGGAGTGGTCTGTAGCTGTAAGCGTCGTGCGCACCAAGCAGCCCGGGGAGCAACTTCGTTTCGAACTCTAGTTGCTCACTTGTATTCTGCTTCAAAGTAGTTCATAATTTAAGCAGGATGAAAACATGCTCCCAGATGTAAGAGGAGCAAGAGCACCGAGCCACTCAATGGGTGGCTACAATGTAGGAACCCTTAAGGAGGGTGAACAATGGACGAGAACGAAGTTTTGGAAGTGGAAGTGGAAGTGGAAGTGGAGGGCGCGGAAGAGTCTGACGCGCCCAAGTATGAGGAACTCGCCGCGCAGGGCTTGCTTCCTCTCCGAGCAGCGGCCGCGTTGATGGGCATCAGCGCTGCATGGTGTCGCCGGATGTGTCGTGAGGAACGGATCGATCACGTTCGCACGGACAAAGATCGCATCTTCTTCACGATGGAGACGATCGAGCAGTTCAAGGTCACTCAGGTCGGCAAGGTCACAGGCTTGCGGAAGAAGGGTCAAGGATACGTCCCCGCCAAGATCACAGGCGCGAAGGCCCTGTACGCAGCCGTCATGGCCGCCTCCTTCATCCCCGGAGCTGAGAAGCCCATCGTCCTGAAGTGGGTCGATCACTTCGCCTCGACCTGGGTCACGGAGCGTGTAACGGCTATCGAAGCCAAGGCGAACGAAGAGCCGGGCGACGAACCGTGCGACGAACCGTGCGACGAACCTGCTGCCGGCACCGAGCCGAAGGCCGCACCTGTTGCCACGCCTGAGCCTGTTGCCGATCTCGGCAGCTTCGCACCGCCCGAGTAGCCAGCGGCTACACCCACAGCAAGCGAGAGGGAGGCCACAAGCCTCCCTCTCATGCTGTCCAGAGGGCAAACAGCCTTCGAATGCCGTTTGCCATCTTGACATTTCCCTCAGAACACATTATAATTAGGGGGAGGATAGTCAAACACAGGGGCTCGCATGAAACTACTCCAGTTGAATGACCTACAGAGAATAGGTAATCTACTCGCCTCTCCACACCGTATGCGGATTGTCGAGCTGCTTGCTATGGAGGCACAGGGCCCCGGAGCGTTGTCTCGGACGCTGGAGAAGAGCACGACTGCAACAACACGGCAGATCAAGATGTTGGAAGACGCAGGACTTGTTACACGTACTGACATCCCCAACAGTGTCGGACGCGCCACAATAGCGACACTGAACCTCGAAGAAATCCACAGACTTGTACAAGAGGCCCAAGCCTGGGTGGAAGGACTGTCCTGAATAATGACATACTACGTACACATATCCGACATACGTGCGTTCCAGAACTGTCGCGTACGTTGGCACTTTTCGAGTCCCCACAGGATGAACTTCGAGCCACGTGTTCCCTTCACGCCGTTCTTCCTCGGTCGTGGGGTGCATAAGGCCCTCGAAGACCACTATAGCGAGGGCATACCTGCTGCTACCGCGTTCATTAGGTGGACCGCGACAGCAGTGCTCGAGCTTGAAGATGTCGAGATGTCCGACGACAAGCGCGCGGAGCTCATGGAGAGCGTTGTGCTTGGTGCTGGCATGTTAGCCCACTACGATATGTGGAGTGCAGCACGAGATGCGGAGTTCAAGATGCTCCGGCCTGAGTATACGATCCACGTGCCTTTGGGCTTTAGTGTGGATGGTAGGGAGGTCTTCTTCGCGGGCCGAGCCGACGGTGTTGTTGAGGACACCAAAGGAGACCTCTGGCTGAAGGAGTTCAAGACAACCGCTCAGATGGGTAGCTTCAATCTCGAGTACGATAGTCAAGCATACGCCTACCTCCAGGCTGCCAGAATCTCCCCGGACTTTCCGATTCCAGATCGCAAGCCTGTAGGTACCATCTTCACGTTCCTACGCAAGAAGGTTCCCAACCGCCCGGACGTGATCACTCGTGGGCTGTCGAAGAACAAGCGACAGGGCACCTCTTACCACTACTACATGAAGGAGATCGTGGACAGGGGCCTGAACCCTGGAGACTACACGGAGATCCTCGCGCACCTTAAGGAGAATGTACCGTATTTTGTCCGCGAGAGGCTCCGTCCATCGGGTCACGCGCTACAGATTCAGTGGGAGAACCTACACAAGGTTGCACGCGAGATGCTGGATCCGCATGTTCCAATCTATCCCAACACCTTTGGGTGGCAGTGTAAGAGCTGTATCTTCAGGGAACCTTGTCAAGCCGTATGGCGCGGTCTGGACCCCTGGCCACTGCTACAGACCGACTACCGCGTAAGACCCTCAAGTGCTGAGGAGGTAGAGGAATGACAGACGTAGAAGTTCTGGCTCTCGAAGACATAGATGTTGAGGAGTCTGAACCAGAACCAGAACCAGAGCCGGCGCAGGAGAAGATGTCTCAGAACATTCTCTCGACGCATCCCCCACATGTGGACGCGCGCTTCCTGAGTGTTCTGATCACGGGGCAGCCTGGGGTAGGCAAGACAGTGCTCGCATGCTCAATCTGCGACCTCCCGGAAGCACTCCCTGTGCTTGTGCTTGACTGCGATGGGGGCCTAATGAGTGTCAGGGACAAACCCCTACAGGTCCATACGATGACGCAGACCTCGGCACTCGACAAGGTCATCTGGGCCTATAAACAGGGAAAGGCCCCATGGGGAACGGTTGTCCTAGACTCCCTGACCGCATACTACCTTATGCTTCTCGAGGAGATAGGCAGAAAGAGAGGTGGACAGAGAGACGAACCAAACCAACTACAGGACTACCAGAAGGCACTGATCATGGCGCGGAGACAGATCCGGCAACTTATCGCTTGTCCCTGTCACGTCATGGTCCCCGCGCTGGAGTACACCCAGCAGGACGATCTCACATCTACAGTCAGAACGGCCCCGGCCGTACCTGGTAAGTTCGCGTACGAAGTAGCCAAGTACTTCGACATTCACGGGAACCTGATTGTAGCCATGAAGGGGAAAGACCGCTCACGTGTGCTGACAGTTCAACCGTCAAGGCGGTTCCAAGCCAAGGACCGGACTGGGCTCTTCGAGGACGAAATCGTCTCCCCGAATATGAGCCAGATAGTAGCCGAGTATATCGGCAAACTCAATCCCCAAAAGGAGAAATAGCAATGCCACAGATTCATGTCAACCTGGCCGGTGTAGCACAGGAAGCAATGCCGGAAGGTTACTACCCCGCGATCGTTTCAGAAGCGAAGATAGGTACCTCGCGTGCCGGGAAGCCGAAGCTCGAGGTCCACTTCGACATCATGCAGGTGGGTTTCGAGGGTCGCAAGGCCTTCGCGAACTACAGCTTGCAACCGCAGGCGCTATGGAACCTGCGCCGCTTCCTGAAGGCACTTGAGCTCGACTTCGATCTCGATGGAGAGCTGGAACTCGACACCGATGACCTTCTCGGCGCGGAAGTCACTTTGCTCATGGAGCAACAGGAGTGGGAAGGTGAGATGCGTAACAGCGTCCAGCGTGTCTTGCCCGCAGGTATGGAATCAGGCCCTGAAGCCGCCGGCGAAGAGGGAATAGCAGACTGGTAGGACCCTGATACTCAAGAGGAGTGCACCCGGTGGAACTGGCCTTTTTTACACTGCTATTCCGGGGCCTCCGTCCTGACGAGTATGTTGCCATCAAGGCCCTATCAGGGGGGAAGGCCACACACTACTACCCTAAAAGCCCCAGAGAGATCGTCGATCTCGTGGAGAGACTACATCTTCCAGGGGTTAACTTGTACTTCGGTGTCTGCCCGCGGAATGCGTGTGCGGCAACGAAGGAGGCCGTATCCCGCGCCTTGTGTGTGTGGCTTGACCTAGACGTCAAGGACCACCAGGAAGGGAAGAAGGAACTTCTAGAGTACGTACGCGCAACGTACGTCTTACCTCCGACGGCTGTTGTTGATTCCGGTAACGGCCTCCATGTATATTGGAGTCTCCGAAGCTCAACGACGCGGAACACTGCGGAGGTACTAGCGAAGAGTATGGCAGGCCATCTCAAAGGAGATCGGGCTGCAACAGACTCATCTAGGTTCCTTCGTGTTCCGGGTACAACCAACTGGAAGGATCCGGAGAAGCCCCTCCCGGTGGTCCTTGTGACGTTACAAGAGGAAAGGCAATACACACCAGACGACCTGAAGGCAGGCTTCAACGTACCTGCATCGCTCATCGAGCGTATACACACGGGAAGCACAGAAGGATACGAATCTAGGTCAGAACGTGACTGGGCAGTAGTGCGTGCTCTCATCAGGGCAGGGATCAAGGAAGACGACGTACTTACCCTGTTCTCCGAGAACCCGATTGGCGATAAGCTTCGGGACGCATCGCCGCAGGGCGGCGAGACATACTTCGCCCGCACCCTAGAACGTGCTACAACGAGTGCACAGGTACCAGCGACCTTTACGGAGGTACACGATTGCTACTACCTACCGGATCGTGAGAAGCAGCGACAGGTCTCGACGTTTGTATACAAGCCGACCCGCCTACTTGAAGGCCCTGGGGGAGATATACTATCTGGTACGATGAAGGCCTCCGGGTACACGTGGCCAGATGTGGCACTAACCCGCGCGGCCTTCGCAGGCAGTTCCGCTTTGATCAGAGAGCTACCGTACGCAGCATGGCAGTGGCTTGGATCTGATCGCGAAGCGAAGATGCTGCTTCCACATCTCATGCAACAATTACTGGACGTCGGGCTACCAAGAGCGGTAGCAACACACACGATCGGCAGACACGAAGACTACTTCGTGACTGCTGATCGCGTGCTCACGGCTGACAGTGTGCTTTCGCCTGAGGAGGCTCCGTACCAGTACGTACCAACAGGACGTGAAGCCCCAGAGATCACAATCACGTTCCCGTCCGCAGATAACTATCGTGCGTTACTACGTGACATTGCAGAACTGCTGCCGAAGGTAAATGTGCCTCACGTAGTGTTCCCAGTGTTTTCGTGGTTCATGGCAGCACCTTACAAAACTGTACTTAAGGAGCGTTGTTCAACGCGCTTCCCGACACTCAACATATACGGTACACGTGGGGCTGGCAAGACGAGTTTGCTACTTGAGATAATGCAGCCTTTGTTAGGGTGCACACCACACTCGTACTCATGTGCCACAACACCCTTTGTGCTTCTCTCGTTGCTGGCGAGTACGAACTGCATCCCGATAGCGTTCTCGGAGTTCCGGAGTTCATCGCTATCCGAACAGACGTACTCGAAGCTCATGCGGTATATCCTACTTGCATACGACGTAGGTCGCGATGCGCGAGGAAGACCAGACCAAACGACAACCATCTATCCTCTTGATGCACCCTTTTCAATAGATGGCGAAGACGCCTTAGGAGAACCTGCGGCCATCGAGCGTGCGATCATCGTAAACCTGGCGCCAGAGAACATCATGCAGGGTTCGGAAGCGTTCGACGCTTTTCAGAAGATCACGAAGCTTCCTCTGAAGGACTTCGCAGGGCACTATCTGCAGCACACGCTCAAGTTCGACGTTCATCTGGCCCTGGAGGAAGCACATGCGATTGTGCGCGGAGCTCTTTCCCGCACACTGCCTGACAGGGTGTACAATAACCTTGTTGTCTGTGTCGTAGGATACATAAGCGTACTGCAACACTTCGCTAACTGGGGCGTCGCGTTACCAGATATCGACGCTACATCCTTCGGGTGTTGGTTTGACGCGCCGACGCAAGATGCAGTTGCCATGGAGCGTGGACGCACGGCAATGCACGTCGACGAGTTCATTACGGATGTCATCAACGCCGTTGCCAGCTCAGGTACCACAGAAGTGTTCATGTTCAAGTACAAGAGGACACAGAACGAGCTCTGGTTCCACACGGCCACCGCGGTTAGGTGGTGGTTCGCGAAACGTAGACGCGAAGGGCTCCCAGCCATAGGCGAGCTCGCTGTGAAGCGCCAGCTAAGAGAGCGTGCCATAGGAGACATCCCAAGTCCAGGACAGTACTTAGTTGGGAGTACTACACAGAACATAGGGGGCAAGAGCATACACATGTGGGGCATTAGTGTGCAGGCCGCGTACGATTGCGGGTTGGACATCCCACAACAACTCGACATCCAGCATGTGACACTTAGCTTTACGTCCCAGGGCAAGGAGGACGAATGAACAGTTCTTTGAGGGTCACCATACCAAAAAGGATGTGCACTGGAGGGCACACAATGTTCGGAAATCACAGCAGCAAGCAAAGTAACAGGCTGATCTGGACGGTCGTTGCGCTGGTAGCTGCGTACATCTCACTGCAAGTGTTCGCAGATATCATGGCGACGAAGATGGTAACGGTCTGGAAGTACGTCGTTCCAGGCGGCACGTTGGTATACGCCTTCACGTTCACAGTACGTGACCTCGTACACAAGAAGCTGGGCAAGCGATGGGCCCAAGCGTGCATCGTGGTCGCCGGCGCAGTGAACGTCTGCATGGCGCTTTTCTTCCTGTGGCTTGTGAAGATGCCCTTCCCGCCCTTCTGGGCGAACCAGGAAGCCCTCACGGCCATACTGCAGCAAGTTCCGCGGATCGTGTTGGCTAGTATCGCCGCCGAGATGGTGAGTGAGTTCGTCGACACAGAAGTTTACCAACTGGTCTGGAAGAAGCTGGGCAGGCGTTACCAGTGGGCACGCGTAGCGGCTAGCAACGGCGTCAGTGCGCCCTTAGACAGTATTGTCTTCGCCCTGCTTGCGTTCGGCGGCGTATTTCCGACCGCTGCGCTCGTGGAGATGATCATAGGCCAAGTACTGCTGAAGTGGCTGATTGGTCTGATCTCACTACCAACGATCTACCTCGTCAAAGAGGGGAAGGGAGTGGAGGTAATCAATGTTGAATGTCGAAAAGCAGCTTGCTGCACAGATTGAGGCAGCGTTCGAGGAGTCAAGACAAGCCCTCATGGTTTCCGCAGACGTACTGTGGAAGGGTAAGGGTGAGGCATACGACACCGAGGTGAGCATCGTGCAGCGCCTCCCGCTCGGGGAGATGAGCCTCGTGCATGAGCTCGTTAAGAAGACGCGGCGCCTACAGGGTGAGTTCGCCACTGGCGTACTCGAGTCCCTGATGTCGGAGACGGTTGAGGAGCAACTCCTGGACGTCGCCAACTACGCAATCGCACTCGCCGCGTACATGAGAGTCACAAAGAGGCTGTCCGAAGTGACTCTCCAGCTTAAGAAGACTACTACGTAGCCACACTGTGTGTAGGCTGTACTCACCGGGGTACAGCCTACACTCCAGGAGACAAACACATGAAGGCCGCAATTATTGCGCCTACCGCAATGCTCGAGAGGTACTCGACGCTTACGGACACCCACCTCGCTCTCGCACACCTTGTGCTTAGCAATAAGACGTACAGGGAGTTCTACAAGGGACGCGCTGCAAAGGGGGACTTCGTCACTGTTGATAACTCCCTAATTGAGCTGGGGGAGCCACTGCCCTTGGAAGACGTAATTAGGGCTGCTAAGATGATAGATGCCCAGGAGATCGTCCTGCCGGATGTCTTCGCGAACTGCGTGGAGACCCTCAAGGTTACCATGGCCGCATATAGAGAGATTGTGGCGTCACCTGACCTCACGCGCTTCAAGTGGATGGCTGTGCCACAGGGAAGAAACGCCCTGGGCTGGTTCTACAGCTATTGGGTGTTCAGCAAGCTTCCCGAGATCACCACGATCGGCATCGCGAAGCACACGGAAAGGTTTAGCAAGGGAGGCCGGCCAGCACTACTGGGTGCGCTCGCAACAACCGAGTCCTTGGCGGTTGAGAAAGCTCACCACCTCTTGGGTTGCTGGAGCAACCCGACTGAGGTCCTCAAGTGCTCCAAGCGCTTCAGGTGGCTGCGGAGCGTAGACTCGAGCATCGCAGTGCTTGCCGGTCTCGAAGGTAAGCCTTTCCCCGACCCCATTCGTGGTATCGAGTTCGAACGGCCGGAGAAACCGATGGACTTTGACGCAGTAGACGACCCACACCCAAACATCACAATGAGGAACGTAAAGCTCTTCATCAGGTGGAGCAGAGGAGTATAATAAGATGGTCAAGTTACCGCACGCGCGTTGTGGTAGTTGTCCTCTAAAAGACACGCCTCTAGTACCCGGCGAAGGTCCTGTGAAAGCAGAGTTCGTTCTGGTAGGAGAGGCCCCAGGTCGCGAAGAGGCAAGCGCCCGTAGACCTTTTGTAGGACAGGCAGGCAAGCTGCTGGATAAGATTCTTGTTGGTCTGGGAATTGATCGCGAGGAGCTGTACATAACAAATGCCATCGCATGTGGCGGTACGACGACGACATACAAGGAAGCCGCACCCTACTGTCGTGACCGATTGTTAGCGGAGATTGACGGTCGCAAGCCACGTGTCGTAGTAACCTTAGGAAACTTACCCACCAGCGTACTTCTAGGCCCGAGCTATGCGACAGGCGTTACGAACTACCGGGGCAAGTTTGTAATGCACGATGCCCTCAACTGCTGGGTGTTGCCAACGCTTCACCCAGCCGCTGTGCTACGCAGGCCGAGTACGTTCGACGACTTGTGTGCAGACTTACAGAAGGCGTTTACTACAACGGAATACGAACCGAAGCCGTTTAAGTGGTACGTCTGTCAGACGGGGCAAAACGCCCTCGTTGTACTTGACCACATCTACGACAAGGAGACGGAGGTCGTCTTCGATCTCGAGACATCAGGCTTCAACAGGCAGGAAGATGACATCCTATGTTTGGTCCTCTGTTGGCGTTCGGACCTAAGCTACGTCATTCCACAGGGGGTACTGGAGCAACCTGCTGTGCAAGCGCGCTTGTGCACCCTTATGGTGGAGCGCCCCGACATCAAGTGGATCGGGCACAGCGCAAAGTTCGACGCAGAGTTCCTGAAGAGCCGTTACGGCTTCCGTCCTGTGATCTACTTCGACACACTTTTGGCACACTACTGCACAGAGGAGCGGAGCGGTACGCACGACCTCAAGAGCATTGCGGCGAACCTCTTCAACGCACCCGACTGGGAAGGAGACCTAAAGCAGCACCTCAAGAAGCCGCGTACAGACTCATATAGTATGCTCCCGAAGGGTGTGCTGTATAAGTATGCCGCACACGACGGAATCTACACGTACCTTCTGTATCGCCATTTCCAGGGGGTTCTGGCTAAGGAGCCTAAGCTCAAGAAACTACATGACGATCTCCTCGTACCAGCGGCCAATGCGCTCGTGGACATCGAGCTCTATGGAGTGCGTGTCGATCCTGCACACCTCAAGCAGTTGGAGAAGGACTACGCTAGAGATATCGAGGACTTGGGAGCACAGCTGGAGGTCGCTGTCGGTAGGCCAATCAATGCGAACTCCCCGAAGCAGGTCGCTGAGTACCTGTACGACGAGTTACAGCTGCCCCAACCCTTCGGGCGTACAACAAAAAAGGAAGCAATGGAGATTCTCGCTCCAATGCACCCTGTGCCGCAGATGATCGTCGATATTCGGCATGCAAAGAAGATGCTCAAGACATACGTTATTGGTCTGCAGGAGCTTGCAGACAAGCACGACCGTGTACACACGTCGTTCCTCCTTCATGGCACGACGACAGGAAGGCTGTCCTCCCGTGGCCCGAACCTCCAGAACATTCCGCGTGGGCAGAAGTTACGTGACTGTTTCATTGCCTCAGAAGGACACACCCTAATCGATTGCGACTATGGTCAGCTTGAGTATCGCATTCTGGCTGTGCTTGGTAACGACGAGTACATGCTCAAGTGTTTCCGTGAAGGTCGAGACTTCCACACGGAAACTGCACTCCTCTTCTTCGGGGAAAACCACACAAGTGAAGACCGAATGATCGCTAAGATGGTGAACTTCGGTATTGCCTATGGACGCGGCGCAGCAAGTATGGCTGCTGACCGTAACCTGAACATGACATTCCGTGAGGCACAGGCGTTTCTACGTAGTCTATTCGACCAACGTCCTGGCGTAGCGCGATATACGCGGGAGACACCCAAGAAAGCATTCACCACTGGAGTACTCGAGAGCTTCTTCGGGCGCAAGCGTCGCTTCGGTCTTGTCTCTGGGGTCAACATGAAGGAAGTCAAGACCCAGGCGCTCAACTTCCCAATACAGAGCCTGGCGTCGGACATCACACTCATGTCGCTGCTCTACCTACATGATACTCTGGAGCACGCACGTATCCTGTTGACCGTTCACGACAGTATCCTGCTCGAAGCTCCCGATGAACACGTGTATACCGAGGCATCACGTATCAAGAAGGTAATGGAACTGATTCCACGGAAGCGCTTCAGCGATGTCGTCGATTTCCCGGTCGATATAAAAGTCGGTAAATCATGGGGGAACATGTCAGAATGGGCTCCCTAAAACGTTGTAGTAAGTGTAAGGAAACGAAGCCGCATACGGACTTCCACAAGAACCGCTGCACCTTGGACGGGCTGCAGGACTGGTGTAAGACATGCTTCCGCAAGGGTCAGCAGACGAAAAAAGGACGCGAACGTCAGTGGCGTGCAAACCACTCAGAGAAGGGGCGCGCTACACATGAGCGCTACCTAGGTTCCGAGAAGGACAAAGTAGTCCGTAGGCGCTATGAGGCATCCGAGAAGGGACGTGCTGCACGTAAGCGTTTCAATGCGACTAAGAAAGGTCGCGCGATGTATCAACGTAGCTGCGCCAAGAGACGTGCGGTGCTTGAGGGTTCTGAAGCGACCTTGACTGCAGAAGAGTGGTCCGAGATCAGAGCAGAATACAAGTGTTGTCCGTACTGTGGAGAGCTGTTTACGGGGGAGCCCGAGATGGACCATATTGTGCCAATATCAAGAGGGGGTACACACACGGCAGACAACGTTGTGCCTGCGTGTATGTCCTGTAACAGGAGCAAAAGCGACAAAACCGTAGAGGAATGGCAAGATGGCCAAGAAGCGCTGTAGTACCTGTAGGCAAGCAAAACCTCTAAGTGAGTTCCCGCTGGACAGACAGAAACCTGACGGGTATGGGTACATATGTCACGTGTGCAAGAAGGAGAAGAACGCGTCAGCTGCTGGACGCACCTCAGACAAGTTTCATAAAGCCAAAGCGCGCGCACGTCGTGGGGGTGCACGTAAAATGCGCCTAAACGATCGACAGTGGAAGAAGATCTGCACAGAAACTACACACTGTCCTCACTGTGGTGGGGAGTTTAGTGACGAGCTCCCACCAACGATCGATCACATTGTACCACTCAACCGCGGAGGGCAACACGTGCGAGACAACGTGCAAGCCCTATGTATGTCGTGTAACTCGCGTAAGAAGGACAGCCTTGAGGAGGAGCTATTGAGGTGAGTGCGTCACGTTTTGAGGCATACAAACGCTGTTCAGACGCGGGAATGACGCTGAAGGAGGCAGCCAAAGCGCTAGGCATAACGCTATTCACCATGAGGCAGGCAGCGAAGAAGTACGAGCTCCTCTTCAAGGGATACAATCCGCAACCGCCGCTGGACTTGATAGCGTTAAATAACTCCTACAGAGCTGCTGTGGCTGAAGGCCTAACGGCCGAGGAAGCTGCGCAGAGGTTTGGAGTGCTCCCGGCCACTGCGCGAAGACGCGCGCATCAGCTAGGAATAAGGTTCGTTGGTCAGCGACAACCGCTGCTACGGGACTGCGACCGTAGCTGTCCAAACTACGCGGCATGCAAAGAGAACCTCCGACAGTGGGACGGAGTGCTATGTGAGAAAGGAGACCCGCAATGAGAGTCGAGCAGGAGGAGAGTAAATGAATACCAAAGCATTCTACATCATCGCTATTGACCCAGGAATTACGACAGGTATTGCCGCTATGGGGTTTGCTCTTGGGGAGATCTCATGCGCTCGACTTCTCCAGGCAAAAGAGAGTCTTGTAGACCTCGTGGACGCTGTTGCGGCGATCTCGACAGGGATGCCAGTGCGTCCAAAGGCTTTGGTGATTGAGGACTTCACCCTCCCACATAGAGTCCATGGGCCACAAGAGGCGAAGACCACCCTACTCTACATCGGAGCTCTCACGTACTGGGCGCTACATGAAGGCCTAGATATCGTCTACATAACGCCAGCTGAGACGAAGGCATTCGGAATGCAGCGCGTTTGTGAGGCCACGGGAATGACTCCGGCAGAAATGCGTCGTGTGCCACACGCGGCTGATGCCGTCCGTGTAGGCTTAGCGTACTGGTGTAAGTGCTACCGGAAGGGTCATGTCTAGAGCAACCCTAGTACCCCTACCAAGTAAATACGACATACGGTACATCGGGGTGCATAATGCACCCCTGATGGCACCGTATGCCGGTTACGACTACAAGGACAGGATGCGTCTACCCCCCACACCCATGTCTATAAAGCTATTTCTACAGCACTACCCAGACGGCATTGTGCCTACTGAGTTAGTAGTCTGGGGGGCACAGGAGAAAGTACTACGTCAGACGCTCCTGGCACTCAGTCAGGATACACGCGGAGATCCTAGGTTTCCTCAGGGTCTCTGGCCCTGGCAGCGCAGCGGTGTACGTGTGATACTGAGGCAGAAGCATCTACTGCTTGCGGACCAGATGGGTACAGGCAAGACGGTCACTGCGTTGGCAGCTGTTAGGGCATCAGGAGCCCTCCTCCGGCTACCACGATCCAAGATACTGATCTTGTGTCCACGGCACAAGGTTCTGGACTGGTGTGAGGCAGCCCGAAAGTGGCTACACGCTGGCGTCCCTATTACGGCTCCCATGACACCTGCGCAACGCAAGGTTGATGTTGTAGGGTTCAAGGAGGGCCTCTTCATCACGAACTGGGAAGCCTTGTGGGCTACGCCAGAGCTACTGAAGCACAAGTGGACCTGGTTCATTGGTGATGAGGCACACAGGGTAAAGAACCGCAAGGCCAAACGGACAAAGGCTCTGCAGTACCTTAGGCCAGAGTACATGTTGCTTCTCACTGGTACGCCGGTCGAGCGCGCTGCACATGACCTGTGGGCGCAACTGAAGATTTTGGACCCCGACAGATTTCCTAGCTACTGGGCATGGGCATATCAGTTCTGCGTGTTCGGCGGGCACCCGCAGTATCCTAAGCCCCTACGCAGTCGTAATCTACCAATGTTATGGGACATACTCCAGCCCCACTACCTGCGTCGCACTCGCGAGGAGTGTCTCGGCCTTGACGACCCGCCCATAGAGATCGCTACGGTACAGCTCAGCGCAGCACACCTTGCTGCGTACAATAGGGTAAAGACAAGTGCGGTTGAAATCCTTGGGCTCGGAAAGGGTATTGGTGCCCGCAAGGCACAAGCACTTTCTCAAGTGGCAGTGCATCCTGATCTGCTCAACCTTGAAGGGGGCCTCTCCATAGGAGTCGTGGACTATGACACAGGAAAGCTTGCATATTGCGCTGATCTCTGCACTTCAGCAGTTGAAGAAGGAGAACGTCCCGTTGTATACTGCGTATACCGACGCAGTGTGGAACTCCTTACCATGCTTCTTGCCAAGAGGGGGCTTAGGGTCGCTTGGTTCTACGGAGGCCACACGACGGAGGATATGCATAAGAACGTCGGAGCATTCCGATCGGGCGACGCTGACGTTCTTGTGTCGACCGTAGCTTCAGGGGGTGAGGGCACTGACCTCCCTGAAGCTACGCTCATGGTCTTCATGACTGTCCCGTGGAGCAGTACGCAGTTCACGCAGGCTGTCTCGCGAATGATGCGCCCCCGTGAAGACCTTCCTGCCGTTGTGCTTCTAGTAGCACAAGGTACCGTGGATCGTACAATAATCCGTAAGGTTACGGAGAAGGGGGCAAACGTTGACGCAACTATAGTAGCTACAGCCATCATGCAAGAACTCTTACAGGAGGGACGAACATGATAGAGATGCGTATTGGGGTGTTCGTTCTATGTATGTTAGGAGCGGTCTTCATCGGCATAACGCTGATGACACTGGCGACAGCCATTGGTCGAGGAAATGCGGGGGAGGAGGAGCGGAATGCTTGATCTAATCGTCGCGGTACTGTGTGCGTACCGCCTTACGCAGCTGGTCGTGTGGGACGACATCCTAGGTCGTCCGATAGATTGGCTCGCGGAACGTAGTGTGTGGTTCACCGGCCTCGTTAACTGTGCTCACTGCACTGGCGTCTGGTGCAGCACACTTACTGTAGGACTACTGTACCTGATGCACATCGGGTGGTGGCCTATCAGGTACGTTCTGTATGTGTTAGGGATCGCTGGTGCTGTTAGCATCATCGAGCACTTCACGGGGTGGCTCACGCCCCCGTTGCCAGAGATAGAGGATGTAACAGCCCTGAGACACACGCAAAGCTTCCCAGGGGTGTACCAGAGCTCACATATCGAAACCGAGCACATGAAAGGAGACTGACATGCTCTTCGACGAACGTTTGAACACAATGAGAGTAACTGTATCACTGGGGACGATTGGCGTTCCCTACTACCGCGCTGAGGCTATCTGGCTAACCGTCAACGGTAACTGCGACGACGTACCAGCCTGGGCAAAGACGTACTGGGAGAAGTACCCGACCACTACCAGAGGGGGCGCACAACACGCCTTCGCGCTTGTGTTGGACGAAGGCGCGCTACCTATGGGTGGTGTCGAGATGCGCCTGTGGTGGCCGGATGGACAAGACGACCGCGAGACTTCACGAGCACAGGGAGAGCGCGGCTGGGCAAACATTCCTGTCTGGGCAAACTACGATCCCAAGATAACACCAGGCCCCTACAAGTGGTTCCCTACAGGCTTCGGAGACGTCGTGAACGGCCTAGGGCTGCCGTACAATCACCATGTGTCCGTCTTCGTAGTGCTCAGGAGGAGCGACACGCCACTGCCCCCACCACCACCACCACCCTCGGCAGAAGCGCTAAGGGTATTCATCGCCGGGCCACTTACCGTAGGCGATCACGACGCGAACGTGCAAGCGTTCATTGAGGCAGCTGATCGTGTAGTGAATACGGGGCATATACCCTACGTACCGGCGCTGACGCACCTGTGGAACCTGATCTCCTGGCACCCAAGGGAGTTCTGGTTGGACTACGGCATCGAGTGGTTGGCTACATGTACTGCCCTTCTGCGTCTCCCAGGAGAGTCCGAGGGGGCAGACCGGGAGGAAGTATACGCGAGGTCCATGGGAATTCCTATCTACCACAACGTCTCGGAGCTTCCTGTTATAGAGCCTCCTGACGTGGAGTCGCTCTTCATATCCAGTATAGGGTCGAGTACTTTCGACTAAAGGAGACTGAAACATGTCCGCGCCCTTTGTTGCATTCGACCTGGAAATCGCAACCATCTTCCTAGAAGATAACCCTACGCTGGACCCTGAGGTGGGGCTCGGCATTTCGTGTGCCGCGACGCTAACAAGTGAGGGAGAGCTACTAACCTGGCACAACGCAGAGATGGGTGCCCGGATGACGCCGGAGGAGGTCTGTGCACTTGTATACCACCTCAAGGATTGCCGCGCCAAGGGCCTACAGATCGTAACGTGGAACGGCCTGAAGTTCGACTTCCATGTTTTGGCTGTAGAGTCGGGGTTGCGTGAGATCTGCGCTCGGATGGCGTGGACGCATGTAGACCTAATGTTTGCAGTCCACTGTATCAAGGGATACCCGCTCAGTCTTGATGCAGCCTCTAAGGCATGCGGATCTCAGAAAGGTGTTGAGGGTCTCACGCATGGACGCTACGCGCCGTACTACTGGGAGCGGGGGCAGTACCAACTCGCACTAGACTACGTGTCCCAAGATACCCGCGCAACCGCAGCGGTCGCAGATACCGTGCAGAATCGTTGGGGCTTCATCTGGCTAAGTCAGCGAGGCAACCCAACACGCTTCTTCGTCCCTGAGGAGTTGCGCCCCGAGAAGGGGTTCGTGGGGCTCACGCCAGAACACTGCATCGAGTGGGTGCTTCCCGACCAGCATTGGATGGACGCCCCACTCTCACGGGATCATTTCTACAAGTGGCTGAAGGAGTTCGAATGGTTCCCGCTATCACCACAACTCTAGCCATCACAGCTGCGATTGTAAACGTAAGTGTCTATCACGCGATCATAGGTGAGACAGATGCAAACCCTATGCAGCCTGCAGATGCTACGGTTACATACGTTGATGCTAATCTCGCAACGGAGCACCACTGTGCAGTAAGCCAGGACCTACTCTGGTTCCGTGGTGGCCCTGTGCACTACGGGGATCTCGTTGTGTTAGATCTTCCTGGCATGGCAACCTACTGGCGTGTTTCGGATACCATGCACATCAGCGTCACACAACATGTGGACCTACTCGTGCCCGACGACGTGATGGGGTATTGGACGGGCGTTCCTATTACAATCAGCACAGGAGGCGAAATTGATTTATATCGAGAGGTTCGGCAATGTGTGGAAGCTAGGGAAGGACGACGCGAAGAAACGTGTAAAGCCCTACCTAGCGATTGCGTTTCCGCGGGGCCCTGCCCTGTGGAAAGACGTACTTATCGTCGTTCTAGACCAAGAAGACCTCACGATCGCACCAGATGTTCGCCTCGTGCGGATCGACGGGTTCAAGAGCTACGACAAGCGTACGTTTCAGCTCGCTGAAACACCGGAGTCCCTTCAACAGCGCACAGGAGGCACAATATGTACTACGCTGCAATGACGTTCGAACTGTCGGTCGCACATAGGTTGGGGGACATGCCTGTGGAGCACAAGTGTCGTAGGCTGCACGGACACAACCTTGAGGTCACAGTAGAGATTGGCGCTGAGGAGCTTGATGGGCTAGGATTCGTAATCGAGTTCGCAAAGCTCCGAGAGGTATTCGATAGCAGTGTGTCACAGCGCTTGGATCACGGATGCATCAACGAGACCCTACTAGACTCACCCATGATGGTTGCGCAGCCCACAGCGGAGCGTCTTGCCGAGTGGATCACGCACACGCTATCGGCGTACCTACCCCAACCCGGCAGGTTTAGAGGAGTCCATGTATCTCGTGTGGACGTTCGGGAGACTCGACACGCCACAGCCTCCTACGTACCATAGTGATGAACGACGACGAGATTCTCGAAGCGCAAGTACCACCCCTTTATTCACTGACGGTGACGACAGATGTCCTGAACGTGCGTGAGGCACCTACTCTAGATAGTAGGGTGCGTGGTAAGTTACATGCCGGAGATCACATCAGAGAGTGGGCCCAGCACCGTTACGGAGTGTGGCGCTACGTGGATAGCGGTACTCTCACCGGCTGGGTACATGGAGCGTATCTGAAGAACTTGTTTGAACCTGTGGGGGGTGTGACATAATGAACATCGATACTATCTATCCGACGTTTCAGGGGGAGGGGACTTGGACAGGTCTTCCCGTTGTGCTTGTTCGAACGTATGGCTGTAATGGGGTATGCCCATTCTGTGACACGCCTGGGGGCCCAAGCGCGATGGAGATGAGCGTGGTGCAGGTTGTGAAGGAGTGCAACCGACTTCGCGAAGATTATCCGTACCTACAGCATATCCTCTTGACCGGCGGCGAGCCAGGGCTTGTTGGCGTGGTGGAGCTGGAGGAGTTCTACCTTGAAGCCAACGAGGCTGGTTGGGGGGTGCATGTTGAGTCGAATGGGACGCTCTCGCTAGGGTACGACATTAGACCCTTCTGGGTGTGCGTTAGTCCGAAGCCCGCATATACACCACCCCTCGACGCTATCGAGATGTACCTTGCGGATGAGATCAAGCTTGTCTATGAGGGTGTGGGCTCTGAGGTGATGCTGGCAGCGTTTCTCAGGGACTTCAGAATCACACGTGAAAAGGTCTGTATCCAGCCCTTGTGGGACGACGGGGAGCTTCAGGCGGAGGCCGTTGCCTTCGCTATGAGGCAAGGTTTCAGACTGAGCTTTCAAGTACATAAGTACTTGGGATGGAAATAGGAGAGTATACGATGACTGAGACTTATGTACAGCAGTACAACTTAAACGCCAGCGTCGTACAGCACCTGACTGAGGCTTTTAGTATCCTGGACATACACGACCCCAAGGATCCTCACACAGGGCGTACTCCGCAGAGGTTCGCAAGGTATCTACAGTACCTAAAGGAAGGCGAGCTTGAGGAGTACCGCCTGACAACCTTCCCGAACGCGAATCCCAGGATCGATCATATGGTGGTTGTGCCAAACATCACATTCTGGAGCGCATGTGCCCACCACACTCTACCATTCATGGGAACAATCAGCGTGGGGTACATCCCGGACGAGCAGGTTATTGGACTTAGTAAAATTCCGCTCCATGCACGTGCGGTTGCACGGGGATTCTGGCTGCAGGAGCATCTCACGCACTGTATTGCGAATGACCTCATGAGTGCACTTGATCCTCTAGGCGTCGCCATACAGATTCGGGCACAACACACGTGTCAGCTTCTGGACGTCAAGCAGCCACCAATTCCCGAGATGATCACGACCGTCCTAATGGGAGTGTTCCATCCAGACAGCGGCTTAACAGGTCCACGTGACGAGTTCTTCGCAGCAGTGCGCCCGGGGGGTAGGGTATGAATATGAGGCACGAGTATGCCCTAGTTTGGTTGTTCGTATCACTAGTACTTGTCTTTCTAGGGCTACTAGTAGTAGCAGCCGCAGTCGCAGTCGCAATCTTGTCGTTCTTTGGAAGTCCAGCAATCTAGTCTGTGTAGTACACTGTTATGTAGGGTCTGTAAGTTGGGTCTACCCACTCTCTGCTGGCAATACTAAACTTACCTGTGAGGCCCTCGTTATACAGAATAAGCCCCGGGTTGGCTCCCATCGTTTGAGACCACTCCTCGATGAGGTATATTGGTATGTCCACCTCTACCCACCCAGAAGCTGCTGTAAACTCTGCAACCTTGCCGGGAAAGCGGTCCTCGGGGATTGCCGTGGCTCCAGGCAGCACCCAGTCGGAGCTTATTAACTTTCGGCACCAGTCGGTTGTCATTTCCCCCCAAAGCGGTACCAGAGGCGACACGTAGATGACGGAACCCACTTGCTCAAGAGCTACCCCATACAGATGTAGCGTGGCGCGCACCACCTCGGCGTCGTTTGGTACATAGTTGGGTACTAGATTGAGCCGTATTACGGCAGCGCAGTTATCATCGACGTTGAGAACTGCGGCGTGCCCGTACTGATTGCAGTCGGAGACCTCAGGTGTTGGAGTGACTATTGGCTCGTCACAGCCATAGATCCCAACACTATCAATGTACACTCCTACCTCGTCGCCCCACATGTAGTGCCATCCAACGACGCCAGCGATAACGGCATCGAGGTCAAGACCTGCGGTTGTCGCGAGGCCGGCTTCATCTACCCACAGTACGTCATCCATCCACGCCTTGATCGTACCAACAGCAGTCCCACTTGGTAGATACCACTCTACATAGAAGTGATGCCAGGTATCCTTAAGTATCGTCCCCAGAGGCCAGTTTGCACCAGGACTGCACGTCTGGCATGTAAGGGTCGCTCGCTTCTCATAGGTATCCCACTCCAGTGTCCACCCTTCTTGGTTCCCCCAGGGGGATTCCTGCAACTCGCCCGCTGAAAAAATGTGGTAGCTATCTGACCCAGCATGTCCAACCTCTTCATCGAAGAGCGCCCAGGCGTCGAGGACGCCTGTAACTATCGGAACAGTGCAAGTGATGTAGGTCGCTGATACACATTCTCCGGCAGTGCAGTCAGAGTAGTGTAGATAGCTGTAGGTTCCCCCTTGAGCGTAGGTTGCGTTCCTAGTGATTGCCCCCGACCCTACAGAATAGATGTACTCTGCATCCCAATCCCCCGGCGGCACATCCTCGTTATCAGTGTACCAATCCTCCTGTGTTGCAGTTGCCGCGTACTCCCCAACAGGCACAGGCGCACGTGGCTGGCAAGCAAGTTGCACGAGTACAAAGACCCCCGCACATAGCAAGAATGCAGCCAGTAGTAGAGTATCACGATGTTTGGTCATCTTTACATACCTCATGGCGGTGGCGCTGGAGTAGCGTTGCCGACGATTTTGCAGCCGCAATCTTGGAAGTCGTCCGTGTAGATAGGGACGTTATCGCCAAACGTGTAGTGCCAGTTCCGAATCCCCTGGTAAATCCGTCGGGTTCCGTTCCAGGTCGCTGCGGTTTCTGTCTGTACCGTAGTATCATCAAAGCCAAGTACGCCATCCCACCAACAAGCTACCCGGCCATTAGGCTCATCTGGCGGTAGATCCCAGAACACGGTGTAGGTATACCACTGTCCTGCGGACACCCCTATAGGATCGCACGTCCAGGTCTCAGCCACATCGCATCCTGCACCGGTAGCGCAGTACATCTTTACCTTGTCACCGTCTGCACTGTCTGTAGAGAGCGTCAGGATAGGAGCGCTACCGGCGTCGTCCCAAGGGGACATGCGATCTTCAGCAGACCAGAGAGGGTAGGTTACAGCACCTATACCCGGCACAATGTCGTAGTAGATATGTCCCGTGAACCAGCCGGAACTCCTGACTTCGGGGCATTCTATCCATGTGTTAGCAGAGCATGCGCTATCCAGACAATCCGCAATCTGGTAGTAGCTGTAGTCGCCCTCAAAAACTTGCGTAGCCGACGCCTCAATGTAGCTGTAGTTAGGAGGTCCCCAGTTGTTACCGAATATGCCTTGTCCATCCCAGTCTCCGAAGTTGTTAACATTCGTGTTCCACACCTCGTTGTCTGTTTCCCAACAGGCATACCAGTCTCCTGTTGGCGTAGCAGTAGCTACCGAAGTGGGTGTGGGTGTCGACGTAGCATCAAAACAAGCGCATTCGCACAAGAAGCTATCGCTTCCAACGCTTATTGCCACTATCGTGCCGTGCGGGGTAGGCGTACGGGTTGGTGTCGGCGTAGGGCCACCAGGTGTGGGCGTAGGCGTATATGTGGCTTCACCTGCCCCAAGAGTGGACGTGGGCGTAGGAGTATACGTGGCTGCTCCTGGTACTAGTGTAGGCGTGCGTGTTGGGGTGATCGTTGGCGTAGGCGTATACGTAGCTGCTCCTGGCACCAGCGTCGGTGACGCTGTCGGTGTACGTGTCGGCGTGCTGGTTGGCACGGTTGTTGGGGTAACTAGATCATCAGTATCACAGTCGTACGCTTCGTCACTGTAGATTATTGCGCTTCCGGTCTCTGACGGGTCCCAGGAAAGCGCTCCCACCTGGACGGCCTCTGCTTGATAGAATGAACCACCAGCGGCCATCGATATGCCGCTTTCGTTCACAACCAATGAACCGCCCTTGTACACCTGGATCGTGCCAGTTCCGGGAGAGATAGGTAGGTCCCACACAACCCTGAATGTTGTCCAGTCACTGGTTGTCACGTTGCCCAAATTCCAAGTGCGGACGGGATCACATACGTCGCAGCTGAGCTGCCACTTTGGAGCGGGATAGTGGTCTTTCAGGAGGCGCCAGACATTGTTCAGATCACCCGCAGCACAGGGGTCAGCGCCATCCACATCGACAGCCCTCATTACTGAGTTCCATGCCCCGTTGAAGTAAGACGTACCAAGGAAATGCACCTCAAAGTCTCCATCGTTATCTTGGGTTACGTCGTGACTTACGTAGGCTACAGCAGATGTTGGGGCTGTCTCATTAGTGTTGTGCTCGTAGCTATACGTCGTATCATAGGCATACAGTGCAGAGAGGTTGACGTTGGAGTTGGCTGATACACATTTGTCATCCCACAAGCCCGGGGGTGCTACTTCGTTCGGAGAGTACCAACAGACTGGTGCAGGAGTAGGCGTAAGCGTTGGCGTGGCCGTCGGTGTGGGCGTGAGGGTGACTGTCGGCGTGATTGTGGCAGTAGGTGTCAAGGTTGGCGTGGGAGTGGCACCCGCAGTTGGCGTAGCTGTTGCCTCGCCACTACGGTAAATCAGTATCTCTGCATCTTGCGAGTTCACCGATTCAGATGATGACACAAATGCCCCGGTGTTGATCGACGCTGCCTGTGCGCCGTAGAAGTGCCTCCAGGATGTTCCAAGCCCTGTAAAGCTGCACGTTCCACTTGTCTTCGGATTCACAAGCACAAGGCAGTTCTCAAACTGCCTATACCAGCAGGTGGTGCCCAGCGCATCTCCATCAGACAACTTCTTGCGAAGCGTCTCCCCATCGCCTAGTGAGTAGGCCGGAGTGAGTGGGTTTCCGCAGTAGCCCTGGTTGTTGATGATTGGCTGTGCGTTTCCTGTGCTAGTATTGACCCAGAACTCGTCAAACACGGGCGCAGAGTTGTAGTTGGTGCAGTACTCGCTTCCGCTGTAATAGCCATCATCGAGCATCGTGGAACCAAGACCGAGGCGCATAGCTTTGTACGTACCCATCAGATTGTGGTCGCACCCCAGCGAGATCCACACGGCATCGCTACCCACCTCGTCAAGCCAACTGAGATACTGCGTCATCTGACACTCCCAATCGCAGGCGCGTGTAAACGACGAGGAGCCAGGCCGATAGCTATCAGCATACATGGTTTGGAAGGGGAACCACTCGGACATCGCGATTGTGGACTCGCCACTCATACTGAACGGGTTGTATGAATAGCTCATGTCGGTGGCCTGCCACATCGAGTTGCCACCTATACGCCCGCTAGGTTGTTGGTCAAGGAAGTCGGCAACAAACGAGTTCACGCCGTCTGCGTATGTCTGGTTTATCCATGTTATACCTGCTGGAACGCCTCCATGATCTAGCTGGTCTGCACCGCAGTCCGGGTCGCTAGGTGTATAGCATCTGTTACGGTCTTGGTCTACGTTGTAATCATAACCAACTGGCCTTTTGTGGTAGCCTGCCACATCAAGACGTATGCCGTCCCAATCACAGATGGCGTTGTCGTAGACCCTACTGGAGGCTAGAAAGTCTCCGTACCACGCGTTGTAGGTTTCCCCGCAGTAGCCTGTGTTAGCGTAGTCCGAGACGTTGACCATCCAGTCCTTGTACCATACGGTTTGGTGAGAGCGCGCAGCATCGGCCTTGTATAGCCACCAATCGCAGTTGTTAACTATTTGCCAGTGGTAGCCCCTAACCTGAAAGGCCCCAGTGCTTCCAGAGTATTTGCCCCAGTCAGCTGTTTCCCATCCAGCAGGCATGTAGACAAACAGTTTTAGGTTTGGGTTCTGCTGCTTGAGATACGTGCAAATCCCAGGAGATGCGGTGTCCGTAAATGCCCCGGATTGCAGTTCCACGATATGATACATGGTTGCAATAGAGCGTTGGGGTGTCCAATCTCCCCAGCGAAGCCATGTTAGATAGAGCCTGGGAAACTTGTGTGCTGGCCAAGGCCCACCGCCAGGCGTGCCCGCCCCGGTTAGCATGGCAGCGTCTTCAGGTCGCATCCAGTGCACAACGCCTTCAGAGTAACCCTCTTCCGTTGGCGCCAGGATGGGCGTGGGAGTATGCGGAGGCGTGCAAGAAAACAACGCACTGCCGACCACTACAGCGGCTACAACAAACAACAGTATGAGCGCGAGCAGTTGTTTACGCATGGTGAACTCCTAAGGCGTTGGCGTAACCGTCACACAGACGCAATCACAGTAGACATGAGCAGGCTCAGGTGTTGCGGTAGGTACAACAGTTGGTGTGGTCGTAGGCACAGGGGCCGGTGTAGCCGTTGGAGTCGGAGTAGGTGCAGGCGATCCGAAAGCCATGTCTTGAAATGCTTGCCCAACCACAGATAGCGTTGACGAATTGCGCTCCACAAGGAGGTTGCCGGCCAGCTCGTCAACATAGGTTGCATACCAGAAGTGTTGCTCGATATAGGGTTGTCTACCAAGCCAACCCCACGTAGCACGCAAAAACTCCGCAACACGAGCAGCCTCTGTAGGCGAGTCCCCATAGTCCGAGAGCACGCCCCATTCCGAGATTATCCAAGGCAGCTGTGACATGGTGGGTGCCCAATTATTCATCCAGGTTTCGTTCAGGTGTTTTGTCCGCAAGACAGCATCCTGAAACTGCGCGACATTGAACCTGTTGACAAAGTCATTGTAGAAGTGGTAATGCAGCCCATCCATAGGTGGAAGGCTACCATACTTGTCGCTGTACACCTCCAGGAACGCTCCCATCCATTTCCAGTGCGCTTGATAGTTTGACGTGCCACAACAGTACACCTTACTTGTGGGATCAGTAGTCTTTAGGATATTGTAGATGTCATTGTAGGTGTCAGCCGCAATACTAGGAAGACAGTCAGCCTGATCCTGCCGGTCTGGTTCGTTGAAGATCAACCACTTCAGCCCAGGGTACTTTGCAGCAAACCGCTCTATCGATGACAGGCTCACGGTATCCCAGGAGCTGCCTGAAGTACCACAACCCCACTGATACGCTACGTACTCAATCCCCTCAGGTAGTGCGTCGATCGCCCTGTCCAGGTAGTTCCAGTTATGCACAGAGACAGAGCCCATTGCATCTATTCCCGGGAGTTGTGCTACAGGAGCGCTAGGCCAGCCCACACCTCCCTTGTGTGCCAAAGGGGCACGTGCGAGCTCAACCTGCGCAGTTGGGGGCGCACAGTTGCCAGCGAGAGCTATTACTGCTAGGAGGGCAAGTGCTCCAAAGCGCCTCATGATGTCGCACGCTGCAGCCAGATCTCACGGCCGCCACTGTTATCAAGGTGTATCACGCTCACGATCTGCCAGCCCTGCTGTAGGAACTGTGTAACTAGCGTCATCAAACTGCCTCCTTCGCTGCTCTTGCGGGGCCAGTCGTGCACCCCGTCAGGCTCGACAGTGTATGGTCGTTCCTGTGCCGGCCCAGGCCAGTGTATCCAGGCTGCCTCATAAGTAGCGTCCATTCTTGTTCCTCCTCTACGCAGCCTCTAGGAACCCGTCATCGGAGAGGGGCTCCCAGTAACAATGCCAATCGATCGCTCCACTAGCCAGGGCGGCACTCAACACTAGTCGTACGTAGGTATCGGCGGCGTTGTCTTCCACGATATCGATGGCCGTTTTGGGCTCTCTCCAACTCACATTCTCAGCTACCGCTGGCGTTGTGTTGGGGTCTGCTAGGCCTAGTGGGTCGGTTGAGGGGCCGTTCCTAACCAACAAACCCCCCGCGACCACGCTATCGATATCTACTCCCGGGGCGTCGGTGATATCTACGGACGCATTGGTTGAATAGAGTTCGAGGTGGATTGTGCTCACAGTATTAGGAATAGGCGTCCCAACCATGCCGAAGATGTCACTGATTCTTACGGAGCCTGTCACCTTAAAGATGTTGTAAGCCGTAGGCGCCCCAGCAAACGTGACAGTCTTGTGGACTTCGTCATCGTAGGTGAAGGCACTCCACACAAACGCATGGTTTGCATCTACCCACCTGCCGTCGCCTCCACCACTCGCACATTCACGGATTTCCCCATTTGTGCAGCCCGCGTCAACCTGAAACCCCGCAGTCGCGTGGCCTTGGCTCCCAGAGTTTTTGATTCGGCACTTGTCGCAGCTGTTGGTAACCCAGAACCCTATGGAAACGTCTGCGGCCTCGCCCCCGGTACGACAGTCCTCTATCCTGACCGCGTCACCCTGAATCTTGAAAGCAGCCACCAGTGGGTTAGAAGAGCGGCAATTGGTGAGCACGCAGCCGTCGCCAGTGATATCGTAGCCCAGGTCCGCGACGGAGTCGCACTTGACCCTCACATCGCTTATGTAGCAGTAGTTCCCCGAGATCAGCAGGCCAGTGGTGTTCGCGCCGTCAGGGTCGACCAGGAGCGCGCCACCAGGACACCATATTTTGCAGTAGGAGCCTGACACCGTTAGGGCTGTTCCGGTAGCGGGCTTGATAATAGCTCCTACCTCGGGCCACATCTCGCAGCCGTTGGTGTCTAGGTCCAATCCGGTTTCGGTGTAGGTTCCGGCCATAATGTTGATAGCGTCGCCAACACTCAGGACGTCGATGCCAGCCCCGATCGTTTCGAACGCAGTGCCGGGCGTCTTTCCATCGTCGGCATCCGATCCGTTGTTCTTATCAACGTACCAGATGTTTCCCCCGAACTTTACTATGTGTGCGGTGTGATCTATGTAGCTCATATCATCCTACTTGAGGTTCCATTGGGTGCCGTTGTAGATCATCTGAACAGCATCACCTGCTGTGCTGAAGACAATACTTGCGCTGCCGTTGATGTTCTTCCCGTTTCCCGCGATAGTCAATGGGTTGCCAGCCGTCTCCAGTATGACCGTGTAAACCCTGCCATCCTCTGGTGCTGCTGGTAGGGTAACTATGAAAGCTCCCCCAGATGTATCACACAGCACGTTTTCGTCCGTCGCCAACACCGCGTAGTTGGCTATTTTGGCTGTGGTGTTGATGTTCTCGATTCTTCCGCTGTCTGAGCTTATCTGACCTGCAGCTGTCACATGGGCAAGGATCGCGGTTGTGCTGTCCTGCCACTCTTGTAGGTTAGCCGACTGTGCCACGATTCCCCGCACAATCGCCTTCACTACAGCGGCACCTGCGGCATTGAAAATGTGTAGACCAGTCCAGGTAGGCACGATAGCCTGGTCGAGTTGGTGGGCGTGGTCGGAATGTGCAAAGCTATCCGCCGTGCCTATAGCGCTAGCGGCCAGGTCAACACTAGGGGACGCCGGTGCGGCCCAAGCTGGTGTAATGGTCAAGGTGTTACCGGGACCACCATCTACGAGCGTCAACGCGGCTACAGCAGCCAGGTAGCGCTCGAAGTTCATAGTGGGCTGGGCCGTAAGCATTAGGAATGGAAGGTTCGCAACGTCCACAGCGCCCGCCGTAGCGCTAACGACAAGCGTTCCGGCTCCGGGCGTAAGCGCAATACCAGCACCTGCGGTGAGTACGCTTTCGGCAGTTAGAAGAGTAGATGGGCTAACTACGACGTATGGCTCGTTACGCAGGTCGGCGACGCTCCCACCACCTCCGCCACCGTCGTCCTCGCCCCAGCCTAGCGTTATCCAGGCGGTGTTTTCTTTGTTCCGTACCTTGAGGAGTGCCATTACTCGTCAGCTCCAGAAGTGTCCACCCACATCATGCCGCCGTACGTTATGCTGGGTGCGTCGCCACTCACAACGGCAAACGTACGTTTGCGTGCGTACCTACGCTGTTTCATAAGTTCATGGAGCTCTCGGACGCCTACGTCGGTGGGCAGTAGGCGCATTGTGTCGGTAAGGTCCAACTGGTAAATTACATCCGTGGCGGTCACTTCAGCGGTTACGTTGACAACAACGAAGTTCCTGTTGAGGTCATCGAAGGTATACTGCCTCCGCCACATGGTCAGAGCGTCTTCGAACTCAACGTGCCCAACACACTCAAGACGTACTAAGTCGCCCGGGTGGAGTACTACGTCTAGACCCCGAGCAGTAACCGATACCTGGAGAGCCGCTTGGTCATTTGCTAGAAGCCTACCCACGGCAGCATCCACAAGTGCCTGACGTGCCTCGTTCACCTTCTCTTGGTCATACGGGAAGCTCTTGCTTATCTTGAACTCCGTACCTAGCGCGAACGCCCCCCAACCCCCGTAAACAGTGTTCCCCATATGTCCCTGGACGGGATACGAGATTCCACCGATCTCGAGCACGCCCTCAGTCCAGAAGCCGTTGTTAGGTCTGTTCAGCACCTCGCTCGTAATAGAGTTTCCCGCCGTTGCTGCATCGAGCGTACCGTTCGCGGTAACCTCTGTATTGGAAAGCGGTTCAATCGTATCGAACGACGCCTGCCTCAGAAGGCCCCCTGTGCAGAGCGTAACGCCCGCGGACACCACAGTGGATGCATTGAGCACCACTGCAAGGCCTCCCGCGAAATGTTGGAAGCTAAACCCTTCGGGTAGTTCCTCATTGCCTACAGGACGCAAAGGTTCAGAGACACTATCCTCCCTAACGTGCTCCCCGCCCTCGGGATAGACACCACACAGGACCTCAGACGCGTTTATAACGATCTGGGGGGCCTCTACGTATCCGTAGGTTGTGGGTAACACCTCAAGGTCGCCCTCAGCACATACGAGGGTGGCCACGACGCCCCCAACTGGCTCCGTTAGGATATCGAGAACACGAGAGTGCCCATTGTGCCTGAAGTAGTTACCTGACATGCTGCACAGCTCTACCAGAGCACCGAGGAACGTCTGCCCCTCCAGGTTTGCTGTAATAAAGCTATTCACTGCTGTACTGGTGTCACCCAGAACCCACTCCGTACCACTTGCTAGCAAGATCTGCGCAAGTACGTCTAGCACAGGGCGGAAGGACGCGTAGTATCCTGGCGGAAGGCAACCCTGTCGAAGCTCTTCAAGCACCCCGTTTCCTCCAGCAACCATGTTGCCAGGGATTATCTGATCGTGGGTGCACGTGAGCCATCTACCGTAGGGCAGGAGTTCGCCGAATGGCCCCATAATCTCCATGAGGAACATTCGGAAGTCCTCAGGTATAAGGTCCTTCCACGCAGCGTATGGGGCAGACACAGAGGACGACCCAGCCTCACTTAACCCCTGAGTTGTGGTTGCACTCGGTGGAGCAACTATGCCACCCGCGAAGCCGTCATCACGGTCGTAGAACTGGAAGATCACGTAAGGACCCCCTACACGTACTGCGGTACTATGTCGTAACTCACGTGGAACTGATGCCCTGGAAGCCTCCATCCCGTGAAGCTAATGTGGTTGGCTCCTGGCCACAACTTGCCCACGTGAGAAGTAGTTCGCTCCGCGATCGCAAGTGGTGTGCCAATGGAGGCTATATCTGCGAACTCTGCCGTAGGTAGCGTATCATAGCAGTGATCATCATGTAGAGGACAGTACCGAACCTCAGCACCAAACCGCGGATCGATAAGAGCATACTGTGGCTCGGCTACCTTCTGACGGATCGTAAAGCTACTGGTCCAGCCTGCTGGTGTACAGATCGTGACCTGTAGCCATGTAAAGTTCGTGAACGCCCAGCGATTAAGGGGTGGGGTGTCCCCCTCCACCATGAGGGTCATGTCTCCAGTCTCATCCTTGTGTGCGGAGCCTATGTGTGCACGCTTCCACCCTTCGGCGCTCCAGTACCCGACGCAGTACGCCTCTATCCAGCTGGCTGGTAGGTTCCGGTACCATCTGAACGGTGGCTCCGGGAGGCACAGGGGGAGGTTACAGGGCCAGGCGGCTCGGGTAACTCCTAAGGGAACGCAGGGGTCGCTGGGGTTGACAACAAACGACTCCGGGATGCCAAAAGCCCAGGTGCTGGGTGTCATGCGCATCCAGTGTGTATCCGGCTCGAACGTCAGAGATACCTCTCCGGGTGTATTCCCCACACGTGCGCCAGCACCCGTTTCGCTCGTCCACTGTATCCCCTGATACCTTGCACGTTTCGCGAACCATGCTACAGATGTGTCCGTACCGCAGGAGTTGCAGTGACGAATTGGGCGAGAGCATCGACCGCATTGACAGGACACTCCCCGGTAGCCAACAAGCCAGTCCTTGTATCCTACAAACTTCTTGAGCTCCCTGCCCCACTCCTCCTGTGTACGCTTACCATGACACAAAGCCTTCCCGCGTACTGTCACGGGCGATGAAGACATTGGTGCACGTGCGCTAGCACGGAGATCTAGACCAAAGTCCTGATACCCGTTGGTAAGCATATCTACTTGAGCCTGCGCTGACTGGTCAGACTGCAAGTCTCCAAGAGCCCCTAACCAGACAGGCCTGAAGTCCACAGCAGTTTTTGAGCCGAACTGTGCAATGTGCATCAGTACACCCTAGTAGCCCGAAGCGAGATAACGGAAGTATACGTAGTCGCTAGCACCGAACTCGTCGCTCTTGAACCAGACCGTGAAGCCGTTCGCCGTGATCGAGTCGTCCTGTACGATGGGCTCGTAGAACATACCCACCTGAATCCCCGTGTGCCCTACATCTCCGACTGAGGTGATCTGCACATGCGCTGTGTAGCAACCTGTGGGGAAGGGTGTGGCAAAGACGACCGCCACGCTCTGCCAGCCATAACTCTCACCCATAGGCTGTGCAGTTATACCAACACCGTTCCGGAAGACCACGCCCTCCGAGGGGTAGGGTAGCTGACAAATAGCGCCCTCGGCCCCATATGTAATCCCCACGAAGTTGATCATGTTACAGTCGAGGGGATCAGCGACTAGGTCATCCTTCATTACCGTGATGTCACACTCGGGTAACTCGTATGACTCGATACAGGCCTTCAGCTGATCGAGCGCGCTATTTATCTCGGTGCACAGGGCTGTCCAAGCCGCCTGGAGATCGGCAGCACAAGTAATCTCCGGACAGTTAACTATAATAGTCCCGCAGTCCGTCATCTTTCTACCTCCTAAGAAAGCCCAGCGCGCTGAGCAGCACGTACAATCTGTGTGCCGAGTCTACTACCTATTCCGGCCACCGAAGCCCCAATCTCTCTAGCCATACGCGCGCTCACTGGGGCATTTACATGAACTGGTATGCTCAACATCTGTATCACGACACCACCCCCACCAGAACCTCCCCCGGGCATCGATACCTGTCCGCGCCCAAGAGCCTGGTTAAGGAGCTCATTTGTACGTGCTCTATCCGATAGGGGTAGTATAAGTTCGTTGGGGTGTAGCTGTGCGAGGCCAGACCGCGCCCCGGTATAGATGCCTTGCGCGAAGCCCGGCACGTTTTGCCAATCCGTACTGGGCCCCTGTACCCAGCGGTCCTCGCCAGATTCCGCCCTGTACCAAGTTATACCTTCAGTATCCGTGTGTACGTTTCCGCTCCACCCCGGGTAGTTACGTACTTTTCCTGGTGGTGTTTCCTCCTCCCCGCCTGGTGGCTTGTTGAGACGCTTCGCAGCGTCCTCGAATGCCTTAATGAGATTGCCCGTCGCCTCATCCAACGTGATGAACTTGTCTGCGGAGCTCTCGAGTGGCGGAATGAGTTTCTTTCGCGCCAGGTACTCGTTGTGCCAGATGTCTGCGAGGGTCTGCGTTTCCTCTCCGACGCCCTGCTCTGCGAGGCGTGCTCTGGCTGTTTCAGCCTCGGGTCCTGTAGGAGCCATGATTGGAGCACCAGGAGCGTGAAACTGCTCTAGTGGGTACCACTCCTTGAACCAGCGAGCCTTCCACCAATCTTCCGAGGGAGCCTCGCCCCCATGCTCCTTTGCGTATTGTTCACCTGCCAGCTTGTCCATCATCCATGCGGTGAGGGGCTCCTCGTGACGTGCGTAGGCAGACAGCGGGCTAGTACCGTGTTCTATCTCGTATGCCAATGCTGCATTACCAGCGGCCGAGGATAGTAACATTGCCTCTGCGGCCTTCTTCAGGTCGCTAGTGCCCTCCCCCATACGTGTGGCGGCCTTTTCCAGGTCCTTGGCAATCTTCTCCCAGCGTGTATCTATCTCCTCACGTCGTGCCATTGCGGTGAGTGATTCTGGGTCTTTTCCGAACTCGAACTGCCACTGACGGAGCTCTGCCATGTATCCTTCATAAAAGGCCTCAACGTTCCCCATACCTGTGTAGGGTGCAATTCGGACCGCTGTACCTTTGGCCTCCCCCTGCAGGGCCTTCTCGACATCCATAGCGGCGCCTATCATCTTGCCCATGAGGCTGTCAACGCCCCTACCCATACGGTAGAGCATATCGTCGAAGGCGTCCTCAATAACACTCATTGAGTGCCTGGCAGTTTCTGTGGTCAGGTCCCCGAGCTCGTCTATCTGGTCACGCATCTCAAGCCCCAGTTGCAGGGCCCGGATATAGGGGAGGCCCATGTCCATGGCTTCAACGATGAAATCGCTTACTGTGTCGTTGATATCTTCCTGGCGATCTCTAACCTGCTCCAGGAGATCTATCTCGACATCGAGGCCCATGTTAAACTGCTCAAGACGGATCATACCCTCGGGCTCAAAGATCTTGGCACCTAACTCATCATAGATGGCCCTAAGCTCATCGCCCTTAGTCTTGAGCATCTCCATTATGGTCTCTGTGCTTACACCCTGCTGCACAAGGCCGACGATGCGTTCCTCAAGCGCTTCATCAGCATCCGTGTATGCCTCTTTGACCTCGTCGGAAAGTCTCTTCTCGTTGTCACGTGTGATCTTGAGCTGCTTCTGGTACTCCTGCAGGGCAACAGCGGCATCCGGAGACATTCCGAAGTACTCACTCTGAGGCTCCTCGCCATATACAACACTCCTAAGGTGTTTCGTTGCCGCTAGTAGCTCCTCCTCCGAAAGCGCCCCTGCACTAACTCTCCTGCGTGGGGTTACACTGCGCATACGCTCCTGTGCGCTCCTAAGTGTAGCCTCGTCTATTTCCCCTTCCTTGTACATCCTCTTGATTTCGTCCCACAAGTTCTTCTGTTCCAACATCTCTTGTAGGGCCCAACGATTTCGGGCAAGTATTTCCGGGTCTGGAGCAACGACTGACAAGGAGGGCATGAAAAAGTACGCCATAGCATCGGATATCCACTTTCCCACACCTGTCCACGCGCTCTTCGTATCCTCCGCGAGAGTACCTTGTGACCTCGCAAGGTCAAGCGTTCGCTGCTCCATTTGGGGAAGGAGCTCATTGAGGATAACAACGATCTTCTCTTCTTCAGAAAGCTGTTCGACCGTACGGTACGTTTCCTCAGCAAGTTGCTCCACAGCGTCCGTAAGACCCGTAAAGCCTTGTTCTGCTTCCAGGGACTCCGTGTCCGCATCCCTAATAGATGCGACCCACGACTTCAGTACAGCCGCTGTGGTTTCACCCACAGCACGTGCATGGTAGTATGCGGTCTCTGACAGCTGCGGAATTGCCTCCGCAAGCTCCTCGTACCCTGAAAGGACCTGCCTATTCGCAAGAGTAATAGCATCATACTCTACCCCAGCGAAGTGTGTTGCCTCCTGAACACCCTGCATGAACCTTCTTGTAGCAACCGAGGACGCATCGCCCCACGCTTGGTACGCACTTGTGGCTGCACGTAACTTCTCTGTATCCGCAGCCTGATCCATAGCGCGCTTCAGGGCCTTTGCGACGGTCTCCGCGACACGTTGGACAACCAACATGCCCATTGCAACTTGCCACCATGCGCCCCCAGACTCTCTAGCCCAACGGAAGAGCAGGCCGCCGCGCATACCCCCGTAACGACTAATTGCCTGCTGCCATGCAGGCCAAAAGTCAAGCTGTTTCTGCTGCTGCTTGGTAACGACCTGTACCTGCCACCCGTACTGGCGCATCGCCTTAGCAACAAGCTCATACTGTGCGACCCCAGCAAAAGTCTCCGAGTTCCTAGCCTTCGTCGACTGGACCAGGCGTACCTGGTCCTTGTTTAGCTGCTGAATCTCCCAGCCCTCGTCCTTAAGTGCCATTCTGGACTTGAGAAGGAGGTCGTACTTCAGCTTGAAGTCGGGATGCGCTGCGCGAGCCTTCCGTGCTCGATCCCACTCGGCTCTAGTAAGCTTCTCTGTACCCGTGGCAGCCGCAACTGTAGCCTGGTCGAATGCCTGGAGGGAACGTTTAGACTGTTCCCAGCCCTCTACTATGAACTGGTATACGAATCGCCAGATTTGGGCGTCTTTAACGTCTGCCATCGTCCTCTTCCTCGATACGTACGAAGCTTAAAGCGCTCCCGAGATTGTCCTTCTCTTTATCAGTCATGTAGCTAATTGCCTCCATGTCCGCCCGGTCGCGTGCAGCAGCAAGATAAAAGCAACGCTCAGCTAATGGCATCTCCCACCTGAACGTTCCTGGTATTTGAAATCTCGCTAGCGCTTGGAGTTCCTCCATCTCGATGTTCGACGTGAACTCCCCCTCCGGAAGCCTTAGACTCGTTAGCGCCGTCCTGCGCCAGCGCGTCGCGAAATTTGCGTCTGACAGCCTCCACAACTTCGTCTGTGGGCATGGATAGTTGGCGCACGGCCTCTGTAAACGCTACCTGGTCCGCGGGTTCGGAGAGACCTAGAAGTGTTGGGTATACTTCTTCAGCATACATCTCCGAGCGTTCCGGACCCTCGGCAGGTACAGGGAAATCGCCCCTTGTGTATTTTACCGCCCAATCGTCGTCCTCAGGCACAATCAAAGCATCCCAAATACACCGGAATAACAAGGCATTCATGAACTGCATCTGCCACGTGTTGTGTGCCTCCTGGTACACCTTACTTTCAGGCTCGTCGAACGTTTGGGCTATTTTGTGTCCCGGTACAGCAACAGTTACCTTCGGAATCTGTGGCTCCTGCGCCGAGAAGTGTTGTATGAGCCTCGACATAATACGTGGGTTTACAGAACGGATTGCTGGTGTAGCTCCTGAGGGTAACAGTGCCTGAAACACACCCTCTGTCGGATCGTACTGAAAGAGAATCCGCTCAGCACCCTCCACGTTAGGAATATCTTGGCGGGATACTTTTTTCTCCACTTAGGCTCCCTTCGGGAACGCGTGTCCCTTACAAATGTCTTGTCTACGCGATCATTCTTTCGAACAGGACTAGCTGCGCGACGAAGCCCTCTTCGCCAGCTACCAGCAAGCGATCGTAGCACGCCACGATCTGCGTCAGCTCCTCTGCTACGATGCCTGCTACGGCGAGTGCCCACCAGGTGTGTCCTCCGTCCAGCGTGAGCTCCATGTCGTTCGTCTCACCTGAGGCAGCCAGCCGATAGCCGATGTAGCAGTTCAGGAAGAGGAAGTTGGTCCAGTTATCGGTATCGACAACCACCCAGGTTGTTCCTTCGTCATTCGTGTACGATGCACCATCGCTACCCATCACCCAGATGCGACAGTCCACACGCTGCACTGCGCTTTGCCCAGCTAGGCCGCTTGCTGTGATCGTGGACCACGCTAGGCCTCCGACCTGGCTGATGTACGTCGCTGTGGCCGTGACAGCTACACCCACACCGTCGTTGGACATGTGGATGTCCACGAACGCTCCAGTCTCGATCTGCGTCCAGGTTACACCGTTATCCGTCGAGTACCAGATACCATTGCCGACAGCAAAGATAGTTCCCAGGTACTCAGCGAACGCCACAGTCATGTATGGACAGGCCACTAGGGTTGTCCAGGTCGTACCGCCATCATGACTGTAGTGCATGCAGCCGTCCTCAGTTGCGACGATGACGACATCACGATCACAGTAGAGCGCCGTGACATCCAGGAGGGTGTAGGTTATATCAGACAGGTCCAACTGTCCAGCGCCTACGCCCTGCTTGTTCGTCCAGGTTACTCCACCGTCAACCGACAGGTACAGGAAGCCGTTCTCGCCACCTAGCCAGATCGTCTCGCAACCGGCATCGTATGGCTGTACACAGGTAGTTGCGCAAGCCCCGCACAGGGGACCACCGCAGTAAGCAGCCGCCAGGATGTCGTCCGTACCACCGGCCCAGGACTCACTCTCCCCGATCTGCACGACGTCGTGTCTCTCCCAGAGGATCCAGTCGTCCACATGTAGAGAAGCGCGCTGCCCTGTGATAGCAGAGTCGTCATCCAGGCCCATCGTGACGTTCTCGGTAAACTCGTCCGTCTCGATGGACGCATCGGGCAGGTACATCAGTCGATCGAACTGTGCGTCCCACTTCGTTACTTCAGCCTGCGAAGCACACTTCTTCCATCCTACGACCATGGTGAAGGGACAAACACGATGCAACCACGACCATAGGATCTCTGAAGGAGCTTCCACTGTTGGCTTGATCGGCTCGGGTGCAGCCCGAGTTCGGCCAACAACCTCTCGGATGTCCTCCCCCGTGCGACAGTAGTGCGAGGTGATCGCGCCACGCCCACGTGTGAGGCCGCTAACACGTAAGCATCCCTGCCACTGTGCGCGACTCCCACACGTATCCATGAGAAAAACGGAGGCCATCCCCGACTTGACGAAATTCTTGTTACTCATTGTATGTTACCTCCAAGGTAAACCTACGCGGAGGAAGTCACCCCCGTCTCTCTCCAATTCGTACTACCCGTAACGTGAGGGGTAGTACGATCTCAAACGCGACTTCTTCTTCTGCATCATGAAGACCGCGCCTAACCCCTTGGTAATCTGCTCGCGCGGGCTTCCTGGGCCGCCTCGATTAAACTTCATTGCAATCGTCCCCGTGAAGTCGCGTGCCTCAATACCTTTGTGTATGAACGACTTAACGAAGAAGGGATCTTCGATCTCGCCGCCGCCCTTACCTCCACTTACAAGGCTTCCGGGACTTGTTCGTGTTACTGCGTCACCCCCCGTTCCCTTCCCAGGACGGATCGGCATTGAGGGCGGCCCGAATCCACGCCTACCCTTCACCCAGACTTTGCCCGCGCTCTTCGTTCCCTGATCCACCCATTGGAAGATCTGCCAGTTCTCATCGTTCTTTGCAGGACCCACAGTCGTAGTCAGGTGCATACCGCGGCGCGCGGGACCCCAAACGACAATCGCTGGCTTGTGGTCCCAGTTGCGGACTACCTTCTCAAGGTCCTTCTTCGCTTGCTCCGCGAGAGCACGCGAAACAGCACGCATTTGCTTGTCCAATGCGTTGATGTCTATGTGTGCACCAAGAATAGAGACTCGCACTATGCCAGGGCTCACCGTCCTGCTGCCTCCCCCATGTATCGTCCGACACGCTTCCAGACGTACTCCTCACCCACGCGCGTTCCTAGGGGATTCATCAGGGTCAAGGATGTCGAGTGGTACGCACGCGTCTTGGAACTCATTGACTTGTCATCGCGCCACTTGTCTACCAAAGTCCGAACATTCTCGCATGAGCACATAGGACTCTCAATGCGGGAAGCCGCAAGTATCGCAATCATTCTAGCCCAGAAGTCGCTAAGGGGTTCACACCCTACAAGGCCACGCGGGGGCACAAAGCCCGCCTTGTAGTACGCCCAGAAGGCCATTGGCTCCATTGACTGTACCCAACTTGCTGGGGCATACGTCTCCTCGATCGCAACCCAAGTAGCCGGAATAAGAGTAACGGTAGCTGCTGCGGAGTTCTTCACGCGTATACACCCAGCCTGACTAGCCCAGGCACAAGCCTGGTCAAGACAGACCGCGTCATCACCCCACAGGAACGTAACCTGGTGACTCCGGTCGGCATACTCGCGATAGAACACAATCTCATCCACATAGTTTTCCGCCACGTCGGCATCGATGACACCAGCATCGTGCCCCTCCTGTAGCTGAGGTTGAAGGAGGTTCCACTTATGTACACGCACAGTGAGGGTTGTGCCGCTGACAGACGCATAGATGTCACGTACTTCCCACGTAGGATCCGCCCCTGTACTCGACGGGTCTGTACGACAGTTCACAGCGTCGACAGCTTCGAACTCCTTGAAGAACGCATGTACCTCACAAGCCTCAAGGCCAGCCTCGACAGTTACAGTGAACACTGCCCATTCAGCAAAACCGTCCCCGTCTGCGTCTTGCGCAACGAAGCCCTCAGTACCTAGAAGCTCTGTTGCGCGAATCCCTCCATATTGGACGTGTCCATGCTCGAGCACAACGGACTTCCAGCGGCCACGTATGCTTATTCCCGTACCCGTAAGCTCCGGACGGTAAGGGCGTGGGTACGGCTGCGCCTCTCCTGTGATCCACACCGGAGCTGGCCAGAACCCCAGCTCGCGCGCAAGGTCTTCTTCAGCCTCCGCGATAAGCTCCGCGATCTGCTCTCTGCTTACCTTCCCCTGTGCGTCCTGCCACTGATACTGGTACCAGATGTCACTACACTCAGACGTTGCCCTTAGCAGTGTACTCTGAGCAGAGCAGAAGTGAAGTGGGTTGAGCCCTAATATCTTCGCGAACCTCTCAAGGCTTAGCAACGTTTCAGGAATTGCACGCGCCATCGCTATCCTCCAGGGCCAGAGACGACGTGAAGGAACACTTTCCTACTGAAGCGCGACACATCATCCGGATGAACCCGCTTCCTCTTGTGGTGGGGATTGTCCCCGAAGAGATACCGGCGACCCCCAGCTCTACCACGAAACACCTGGTCCACCTTCACAGGGCCAGTGTACTCCATCCAGACCCAGCTATCATCCGCGACGTGCTCGTCCACGACAGGCTCTGGCGTCCGCGCAGCTCCTGCGGTCCTCGCAATAGCACGCGCGGGGCGTCTCTTACTACAGCCCCCACAACCCCCCATAACATCCTCCTCACGGTGGCGCGCCCTGATGTCTAGAGCGCCTACCTTATCTTTTGTGCCCTCAATGCGGCGCAGGCCCATGTATGTGCGATACGTGAACAAAGCTTCGGCCAGATGTGTCCCACAGAAGCCTGCCTTTGCAAGCCTGATATGGAGATCCCAGTCCTCATGTGGCACTTGGACCGTTTCATCAAAGCCGCCTACAGTATTAAGTATCTTCCTCGGATACAATGCAGTAACAGCTGAGACGCCCTTTCGCCACAAGCGTTTGGCATCCCACTGATGCATTGTACGTATCTCACGTGTTCCGTCCGCGAGTCCTTCGTAGAGATCAGTGTAGACCCAGTAGTCCGGAGCCTCCCTCCAAACTGTAAGGGTTCTCTCTATGAACCTGGGCTCAAGATAGTCGTCCGCATCAAGGAAAACGACGGTCGGGGCACTTGTGGCCCGTAAGCCAAGATTCCTTGCGGTTGCTGGCCCGACTGCGCCCTCAGTAGTGACCAGCCGTACGTAGGGCCAGGCTGTAAGATCAAGTTCCACTCCTGAATCGTTCACGACGCATAGTTCCCAGTTGCGAAAGGTCTGCGCCTCGACTGAGTCCAGAGCATCAATCATGGGCTTAATGTGTTCGGGACCGACAGGTATGATAACGCATACCTCGGGCGTGTCGTAGTTCCTTACATCCCAAGAGCCCCCCGGGGGCACCCCAAGCTGTGAGGCGAGGGGGTGCTTTCCATCGGCAACATGTGGGTGTCCGCTAAAGTACGTGTCCCTGTTCCAGTCATCCCTATGCACACGCGTTACCTGCTCCTCGTGAAAGCGGTAGTGGAACAGTCCCTTCTTCGAGACCATCTTGGCCCCACCACCACTTGACAGAATACGCACCCAGAAATCTGCGTCCTCCTGGCCTGCTCCGCGTGGAGCGTATCTCTGCCGGTAGCCTCCAACACGTTCCCACCAGATACGCCTGTACAGACAGCTCGTAGGTATCTGATTCCCTACAGTGCCCTTATTTGGGTCGTACGGGAGTGGCCACGTATGCTCCTCACTGCGGAGCTTGCCCCTCGCATCCATGACCTTCAGGCCTGTATAGACAATAGCTAACCTCTGGTCTCCCTGAAGGCCTTCTACCATTGTCTTAAGGTACGACGGGTCACAAGCGTCATCCGCGTCTATACACCAGATGTACTCACCCGTACCCGCCCGAATACCAGTGTTCCGCGCATGCGCCACGCCGCGATTCTCCGCGTGTCGTATGAACCGCGCACGGGTCTCTCCCTGAATGGCCTCGGTAATCACATCCGGACTGTTATCTGTGGAGGCGTCATCGACCACAACGAGCTCCCAGTCCTCGAAGGTCTGTTCTTGAATGCTCTTTATAGTCTCGGCTACATACTTCGCCTTGTTGTGGCAGGGTACAACAACGGTGACTCTCGGGCTCTTCGGTGTGAGCCCGAAAAGTACGTCCTTGTAGATGTTAGCAATCTGAAGCACAACCTTCGACCAGGTGAAGTGTCCCTGTACACGTGCTAGTCCTAAGGCGCCGAGTTCCTCCTTCCGTGCGAGTGCCTCCTTCAGCACGCGAGCGAGGCCGTCGTAGTCCCCCGGGAGCACAAAGAGTCCGCAATCGCCAACAACTTGGGGCGTCGCTCCGTGTCTAAAGCCTACAACCGGTGCCCTGGACGCCATTGCCTCAAGAGCACCAACGCCAAAGGTCTCCTTCGTAGTACCGAGGTAGATATCCGCAGCCTTTTGCAGACCCCACGCGTCCCAACGCGATAGCAACCCAGTCACCTTGATATTCGAAGGCGCACTACGCGTATCCATTCCTCGAGGTAGGAACGTCGTCACGAAGTCTAGGTCTGGGAGACGCCTCGCTAGCTCTACAACAACTGTCGGGTCACACACGCCCCAGTTACGTGTCTTGTTCCACAGAACCTTCGGACGTGTATCGTTGAAAGTTACGGGTGGAACCTCCTGCCACACCTCCCAGTCAAATCCATGCCCGACAACCTCAGGGGACATATGCATGTCTCTTCGCAGCATGTCGGCCACCCAATCAGAGACGCATACGACCCTTCCTGCCCGTCGAATGTTGTCAATAATTATAGCGTTCGTTGCGTAGTCCTGCGACGAGCTACCTGGTTCGGCTGTGGGCATAAGCCCATGCAGGTGAAAAACATCCAGGCGCTTCGTCTCCGTGCCCAGATGTCCAACGACCAGATCAGCATCCTCCTCCTTATTAACCTCTAGCCACCCAAAGACAGGAAGGAATCTGGAGTACTGACGCAATACCTCTACGATGCCACCAAACGGACGGGAGAACTCCCCCCTGGCAGGATTCGGCCAGCGATAGAATGTGTGCATGCCACCAAGCTTCTCAAGGGACATGTCTAGTCCTCACCGCGATAGGCCTGACTCTCGGCCTGCATGTACTCGAAGAACTCGCTGTGCGAATACGTCGCAAAGGCCTCCAGATCTTTAGGTAGGCACTTGCCGTCGACACCACGTTTTCCCTTCCAGGGTACAGTTAGATGGTTGCGCCCAACCCACTTCCTTGCGTACATGGCATCACGTACCACACCGTAGTCGACACCAACGCTTTCAGCGACGTCGTATAGCGCATTCGCGAAGAGCACCTTCGTCGCGTAGAACGTGTTGATCGCGTACTTGATAAACTCCGCTGTGCGGTTATCAGTGAAGATAACGCGCTTAGCATCTATATCGCGATAGAAGCGACACCACACGTCCTGGAGCACCCAGTCCATAGGCGCACCCAGAACTACTAGATCTGGGTGTAGGGCGTCCTGGTCAGCGGTTGATTCCGTAAGGAACTCGGGGTTGGACACGATAAGAGTCCCCAAGAACTCCTCCATTAGGTCCTCCGCGGTTCCTGGAGGTACCGTCGATCGAATAACGTATACATGGCCGGGACCGAAGTCCTTAATGTATTGCCGGAGCGCGCTTGTGTCGCACTTGCCCCTAACCGTCGGCGTGGGCAGGCACAGGAAGATGTAACGTGCCAAGGCGATGGCCGCTCCAGTAGCTCCACCCACACTAGCGTTGCCAAGATCCTCGAGGCCCTTATAATCGTAGATGGCCCCGATGCCTAACGCTCTACACGTAGCCTTACCAACGACACCTAACCCGCCAATGACGATAGCATCCTCATGCATTACAGCCAACCTTCCTGGGCAAGTAGCCCTTGCAGTTCTTCCTGTGACATCAACGCGTCGTTCGAGGAGTACGGACCAGCAATACCCTCGAACGTACCGTAGAACCCCTGTATAGCCCTGAGGGGTATCTGCGGTAGGATAACATATCCATCCATTACCTCGTTAGTCCGATACGCCTCGTTCCCTGACACAAGCTGCTCGTGGACCTTCTCTCCTGGCCGCGTGCCTATAACCTTAAGCTCGATGTCCTTGTCCCCTATCATAACCGTGGCTAGGTCATGCATGGTAGACGAGGGAATCTCGCTAACAAATACTTCGCCTCCCACTCCAAGGATCGCAGCGTTGAGGGCCAGGGCTACGGCGCGATCCAGAGTGAACCAGAACCGCGTCATGTTAGGGTCGGTAATCGTCACCGGACCGCCCTTCCTAATCTGATTAGCGAAGAAGGGTATTACCGAGCCGCTGGAGCCAACTACGTTTCCGTAGCGTACTGAAAGGCATCTCGTCGGAAAGCCTCCAAGGTCCTGATTCGCGTTGATAAGCAAACGCTCCATCAAGGCCTTCGTCATGCCGTAGACGTTAACAGGTAGCACGGCTTTGTCCGTACTCAGACCTACCAGAACACTCACGCAGGCCTCCTTTGCAGCCCGTACGAGGTTTGCAGTACCAATAACATTCGTGAGCACAGCCTCAAGAACGTTGTACTCACATCGC